CTAACTGAAGCCGCCGTAACGGCAACCTGCGCCTGCCGAGGCAGCCACGCGAGATAGTTGGCATCTGGCCCGTTGGTGATGGTGCCCGTCACCGGCGCACCGCCGTAGGTGACGAACCCGACACCGCCCGTGCCGTATCCGGTACCGGCGCTGCTCAGGGTGCCCGAGACAATCGTCTGCATCACGTTCGCCGTCAGCGAGCCGGACGTACCGGCACCGCCAACCGACAACGTCACCGACGCCAGCGAGCCGTTGTTGAGCGGTGAGCCGTTGTTGGTCACCAGCGCACCCATGATCACGCCGGACGAGGTCAGCGAGAACGCCACCGACGCCTGGGTGATGCCGACCGAGAGGTTCGGGTCGAACGGGCTGGGCACCACGACCGCCACCGGGGCCGTCGGGTAGCCCGCGCCGGGGTTGGTGATGCTGACCGACGAGATCGAACCGCCAGAACCCAGTACCGCGATCGCCGTGGCCGGAATACCCCCAACGCCGTTGGCATTGGACTGCGCCGGCGGGGGTGGCGGGATCATGATCAGTGGGGCCACGCCGTAGCCGGCGCCCTTGGTTGGAACGTCGATCGTGAACGTGCCGGTTTCGGCGAGCGCCCCGCCGACGATCGGCAGCAAGGTCGGAGCCGCGCCATTGCCGAACGTGCCGATCGCCGTGATGGTGGTGGTGGCCTGTACGTAGCCGGTACCGCCGTTGACGACGGAAGCCGAAACGACGCAACCGGTCAGGTTGGCGATCCGCTGCGTGAAGCCATCGGACGACACAAATACCTGCCCGCGATTCCATGCCGCTCCCGAACCATGTACCCAGACGTTGGTCACGGGGTCGAGGAACTGGATGATGTTGTACAGGCCGAGATTGATGATCCAGTCGCCTGCGGGAATGACGAACGAATCGCCGGGGGACAGTGCAAGGCGGTTGGACGACGGATCCTGCGGCGCGTTTTGCAGCTGCGACGGGTAGTAGTTCTGCGGATACGTCAATCCAACGCCGGGGCCCGAAAGGGGAGTAGGCATATTTCGATCTCCTTAAAAGGCAGCACCCTGCAGGTTATAACCGATGAATCCGCTGACCGACTTCGCACTGAGGATGTCGTAACCGACCACGACCACGCCCTGCTGACCGATCTGACCCAGTGGAACGAGTGAATAGAAACCCGAGAAGTCGAACGCGGCATCCTCGCTCATGTACATCGATGTGTACTTGACGTTGCAGCCAATCACGGTGCCCTTCGGACAGAAGTGGTCGGCGAAAATCGGCACCCCGGACACCACGAGGTTCGGGAACGAGGTCCGCACCGCGGTATCCATCGTGTAGGTCGAGCCCGGCGGCGGGTTCAACTGCTCGATCGAGATGAAGGTGTTGTTCAGCGTGGCGTAATCGCCCGGGTTCATCACCACGAAAGTGGGTGACTCACCGCCGGCCGCGTCGGTCACACCGGCCAGCAGCGTCGCCATGCCGGCGCGGGTGAAGCCCGCAGCACCTTGCGAATAGGTGCCGGAATTGAGGTTGATGTACTGGCCCTTGAAGGCCGAGTTACCCTGCGCGTTGCGGTTGATGCCGCCGTAGGTCGGCACGTTGGTGCCGTCGTCGAAGGCGTTGTAGAACGAATCCGGCAGCAGCGGGTTGGCCGAATTGTTGGTGAACATCAGCCGCGCCATGTTCTGGCGGGTGACCGCATAGACGTCGTTCATGCGGGTCTTGAGCAGACTGACTTCGCGCTCGGTGGCCTGGATCACGGTCTCGCCGAACGGCAGCGGGACCGGGACCACCCAGTACGCCAGATTCCACTGACCGTTTTGTACGCCGGGGGTGATGACGGGGCTGTTAAATCCACCGCCGTAGCCGGTGAACTGGCCCTGCACCATGCTGTTGCCCTGCAACGGTATGGTGACCTGGTTGAGGCCGCCGGCCGCGCGCTGCGCGTTGCCGGTCATGTAAAATAAAGTTGGACTGCCGAAATAGATTTGCACAAAGAGCTTTGGGACAAAAGCGCGCCTGGTGACAGCCGAAAGTTCCGTGTATAATGACCCTGCAGCCGGGGCGACGCCTAAACCGGGAAGTGGCATATCAAACTCCTAAAAGTTAGCGGCGCCCGCCGCGCAATTCCACCAGGGTTTCGTTCGCCATCCGGTTAACGATGGCGTCCGCCATCCCCCCGTCGCCTTTGCTGGCGATGAGATCCGAGATGGCCTTGTCGGCCCCGGTGGTGTCGGCAAAATTCCACTTGTCGCCCGTGAGGCCGCCGCCCGGCGTGACCGGCATCTGCGGGGGGTTCGAACGCTCGAAAATGGCGACCGCGTCGTCCACGTCGATGATGCCCTTGGCCTCCATCAGCTTGCGGACGGCCTCGACACCCTCATCGGTGTAGTGGTGCTGGGTCTTCAGGCGGCCAAAAGCCCGTTCCTGGTCGGAAGCGATCTTGGCCAGGGTCTGCTCGCGCTTCTCGTCGTCGCGCTCTTTCTTCAGCGCGGCGATCTGCTCGCTCAATTCCGTCTTGAGGGCGTTGACCGGCGCGAGGTGCTGCGCATCCTGGTCAAGCAGCGGGGTCGGCGCGTTCGGGTCGACCAGTTTCTGGGCCTGCTCGAGCAGCCGCCGGGATTCCGGCTTGGCCACGATCTTGGCGGCCACGCCGCGCAGTGCGACCATCTGGCTGTACTCGGCCTCGTCGACCTCGATCTTGGCCATGACTTACTTGGTCCCGATCGCGGTGCCGGAATTCGGCACATGGCTGAGCGTCAGTGCGCCGGACTTCTCCTGTGCCGGCAGGTGCGACTTGCGCCCGCCGATGTCGATCTGCTCCATGCTGACCCGGACGATCTGGTCGTCCGAGGTCGGGATCGACTTCGCCGAATTCTGGAAGATGTTGAAATTGGACATAGTTCGCTCCTTCAGTAGCCGTGGCCGCGGCGTGGCCGCTCGACATTTTCGACACTGGCGTCGTCGTTCGGCATTGCGGCCGGCAGATAATTTCGGTTTCGCTCGGGCATGGTCTGCGCGACACGCACCACATCCGGGCTGTTGTTCTTCGGCGGCATTTCCTGCGACGATTTGAAAAGCGTATCCCTCACGCCGCCGCTCCCATGCCGGGTTGCTGTTGCCCGCCACCGCCCTGCGCCATTTTCTGTCGCATCTGGGCGAGAGCCTGCATCTGCTGGTTGCTCTGCGCGGCCTGCCGCTGCTGAGCCTCGATCGAATTCTTCTGCGCCGCCGGCGTCACCGACCCTGATGGCACGAACTTGGCCAACTTGCTCATGCAGTCGAGCAGCGCCTTCCCGGCATCCGAGCTGGCGCCCAGTTCGGGCAGCGCGCCTTCCATCTGCTTGAGAATGACCCCCAGCTTCTGCAGCCCGGCAGCTTCGTAACCCTTGTTCGGCGTCGAGCCAGTTGCCTGGGTCGAACCGAAGGGGGGTTGCGGGGGCTGTCCGCCCGGACCTGCGGGAGCTGGGGTTGGCATTGGCGGAATTACTTCCGGCCCTTGCGGTGCTTGCGCTTGTTGGCGGTGAACATCTGGCGGCCCTTTCATGGCTAGGGGTTGAAGTCATCGCACGTTGTGTGCCCGGACAACCTCGTTGGGTTCCGAAAAGAAGGCGAGACGTGGAATTGACAAAATTCGACGCATTTTGTATTGAGTTCATGGAGTTTGAAGGAATGGCTCGTTTTTTATGGAAATAAGTCAATCGACACCCGAACGAGCGTGGTTCACCGCCAAGGAAGCCGCCGGATACATCGGCGTCACCCCCGGCACGCTGTACAGCTACCTGAAATTACGAAAAGGCCGCCCACCATTCTTCCGCCTCGCCGGAAAAACCAAGGGCGGCCTTCGCTTTCCGAAGAACGAGTTCATCACCTGGGCCAATGGCGGCGCCCAAAAACAAGGATAATCCGATGTACAGCCTAACCATCCACTTCGGCCCGAACGCGATCCAGTGGCAGTTTCTTTTCAAAGACCACGAAGACGCACTTGCCGCCTACGACAAAACCTTTGCCGAAACCGAACTCGTTTGGATAGCTGATTCTTTCGGGCAACGAGGAATGTTTCGCGTAGCAAGTATTAGTGGTGTTCTGCTCGAAGACATCAACGCGATGGAGGAAGCCCGCATCGAACGCAGCCTTGCCGACGCCCGCGCTTCCACCAAACTACAGGGACGCGCCCGCACCGACCCGACAATCCGCGCCGCGCAGCAAGGGGCTCCGGTGTTGACCCCGATGGGCGGCGGTTTCCGACAATAAGTTTCCGGTAACGACATTTCGGCTTGGGGAGTAGGCGCGTCGAGTTTCAGAAAGACATCCTGCGGTTCGTTGCCGGACGTGTCATGTGTCCGTTCAAGGATGTCATCGCCTACATCAATGATGCTTCCCGCCCAGCATCTTCTCGATCGCCTTGTCCTTGCCTTCCGGCGATAGCTGGCCGAACAACTCCTTCTGCATCGCCTGCCCGGCCTTCTTGCGCTCGCGCAACTGGGCCTTGGCGTTCTCCTTGTTCGGAACCGCGGTGTTGTCGATCATGAACTCGCCGTCGATGTCGCCGGTCTTCCGAAGTGCAAACAGCAACTGCGTGGTCTCGTCCGAGAAGATCGGGCTCGACGAGTGGCTGTCCACCGTGACCCTCCAGTCTTCCGGCAGGTCCGTCAGCATAAAATTGTCTTCGTCCATCTTCTCCGGATCGACCCAGAATTTCCGGTTTTCCTTCGCCTCCATCATCGTCATCGTGAGGTCGGCACACGACGCCAGCTGCTGCTCGACCAGTAGCGCGCGATCGCGCAGCGTGGGAGAAGCCGTCTTGAGCAAAGTGTTGGCGTGAACGCCGGCGCGCACCCCGGACTCGCCCTTGCCCTGCATGATGTCAGGGAAACTGCCGAGCGTGTTGATCTGCTCCTGCACGTACTTGATGATCGGCAGCAGTTCGGCCGGAAATTTCGGCGTCAGATCCTCGACCTTCGAATTCGGCCCGCCGTTCCAGTACCCCGCGAGCCGGAACTGGCCGTACGCCTCGTCGGTCATGGTGTTCTCGCCGGAAAACGCCAGGATCTTGTCAATCTGCAGCCCGATCAAACGCTTCAGGTCGTCGCATAGCTGCGCGAGGAAGCCCTGCGGCTCGATCAGGTCGATCAACTCGCTGCGGCCCCAGAACCAGTTCACCATCGGGTTCGGCTGGATCAGCCGGTACGGCTGCGCGTGTTCGATACCGAGCAGATTGGACAGCTTGAACCGTGTAATCAGGATGTCCGGCTCTATCATCTGGATGGTCTGGTAGTCGTCCTCGCCCTTGACCCACAACTCCTGAAATTTGACCGTCGGCGCCCCGTCGGTCGGGCTGATGGTCGGGTAACTCGGATCGTTGCCCATCTGTACGATACCACCCGGCAGCGGGCGTGTCGCACTTTGCACCCCGGTGTTGAGTTGTGACGTCGACAGCACCTGATGGAAAAAACTGTCCGGCCCGCTGCCGGTCGATTGCCCCATCTGGGCGTGGGTCATGATCTGCTCATACAGTTTTTCCGCCTTGGGAAAGCGCCAGATGCGCTGCCACACCTCCGGGCCGGTGAGGTACGAGGTCTCACACATCGCCTCCTGGTTCTCGATGTCGCTCTCACTCTCGCGGTAGACGCCGAAATTCCACGGCATCACCAGTTTCTTCTCGTAGGAAATGCGCTCCTTTCCGACCGACCCCTCGGACTTCGGCCACTGCTTCAGCAAAGCACAGCCATATTTCAGACCCTCGAACACACCCTGTCCGAACAGGGTACCCGTGGCTGATCGCTCCCAGTGCCGGGTCAGGTGTTTTGCTGCGACCTGCCCGCGCTTAATGGTATCAGGCTTGTACTCGTTGTCGAAGTCGTAGGCGAATTTCAACTCCACGGGGGAATACAGGTGGGATGCCGTGCGCTCGAGGTGCGTGTTCATCATGTTGATGAGCGCCTTCGAGCCGTCGGGCCTGCCGGTCTCGGCAATCTGGTTCAGCAGGCGATAATAGGCGGTGCGGTTGCCCTGACTGACCCGGCAGGTCTCGATCAACTCATTCGCTACGGGGATGAGTTCTTTTTCACCTGTCGGAAGCGGGATCATACACGCGACCTGTAGTTCGGATTATCCGCGATCTCGCGCGGCAGCGGAGCCTGGCCGATCGGCCTCAACGCATTCTGTATCCGGTTGCGGGCGCGAGCGCCAGCGTAGGGCTCGGCGCCGGTATGTGCCTGCGCAGCACGTCCCATGGCGTCCGCGGCGTTGGTGCCGAAGCCGGTCGGCAGCCCGCGCGCCTGCATCTCGGCCATGCGTTGGGTCACCGGATTAACCACATCGGGTGTGGAGAACTGCGCGTCGTTGCGGTCGTTGAGGTCGGTGATCTTGAGACCCGACATCTCGGACACCGGGACACCGGCCATGCCGGCCGCCAGTTCGGCCCGCGTCTCCGAGCCGTTCATGATGTCGCGCGCTACCTTGTCGTTGTTCTTGGTCTTGAACGACAGGATGTTGGGGACAACCACGTCGTCATCGTCGCGCTTGTTGCTGATGTTGGTGTGGCAGATCGGACAGGCGTCGGGCCAGCCGTCGGTGACGTCGTACTTGAACTTTTCCCGGCAGGCCGGACACTTCAGGAGGATGGTCATTATTCTTCTTCCTTAACTTGAATCCAGTGGGGTGTTATCTCGCCGCGACAATTACCCTTCCACGGGCACGTTTTGCACCGACACCCTTCTCGATATTCCCACCGGAAACCGGCACGTTTCTGAGGCGGTTTAAGCGGATCAATCATCGCCTCCCATACCTCCACGCATTTTTCATCGCCAGCCGCTGCGCCTGCATCCGGGTCTGCTGCTTGTTGCCCATGAACGCCGCCATCATGTTCTGATTGAACAACTGCGTCTGGTCAATCACGCTGCGCAGCTTTTTTACCTTCTCGGCCTCCCGAGACCGCTTCTGCACGATCAGATTACGCCTTATCTTGATATCCCAGTTGTGAACGCCCAGAGCCCCGGCCAAGGTCCGGTCGTCTTTTCCGGCGTCCCCGGTACCCGTGGCCTTGATGGTGTCACCATCCCGCGCCACCCGCTGCATCTCCCGGATCAGTTCCTGCGACCTGATATGCATCTGGCCGTTGCCGACCAGTGACCGGAATTTTTCCAGGATCATGATCTTGTTCTGTCCGGACGTTTTCCAATGCCATGCACTACCGCCCGTCATCGAGTCCGGGCGGGCGTGAATGTACTGCTTCACGTTGTGAAAAATGTTGCGAAGTCCCTGCTCCGACAGCGGCGCGTAGGAATTCTCGATCTGGAATTTAAGCCCCTTCATCTCATCAAGCACGGCACTGCCGGGACCATTTAGTTCGAGAATCCAGAATATCTCGGTCAGCGGCTCAGCACCGTACCAGCCCATCACCGCGGCAATCACCCACGCAAAATGCTTGGTCGAAATCAGCGGATAGGCGTACTCGGCAACCTGATCCACCCCGTCGGAATAGCAACGCAGCACCTGGAAGCTGGAACGGTCGTTGTTCTCGTTCTCACCGAAAGCAGGATCGATGCTGAACGAGTACACCGCTTCGCGCTGCGGCGGCTCCCACACCTTCAACTCGATGTTGCGGGAAGTCTCGGCCGGATAAACCTTGAGATCGCAGAACTCGGTACCCGGCAAGAACATATAGGATTTGAACTTGTTCGAGACGTATTTGTCGGACTGATCCTTCAGGCTCTCGCCCGAAAAGAACACGCTGCCCGTAATCTGAAAAGCCTCGTCCTCATCCCACGGATCTTCCTGCTTCTGGTACTGGTTTGCTTCAAAACCAGCGTCAGTATCACCGCTATCGCGAGAAGCCGGATCAACCAGTCGGCGGTACCACGCAAGCTGCTCCTGCGAAATGTCGAAATCGTAAAGCTCCTTGACCCTGTCGATTTTTTTCTGCTCGTCGGTAGTGGGGGGCTGGACACCGTAAAACTCCCAGTCCTTGCTATCTTGCTCGATGCGCTGGCCATCATGCGCCCACCAGCCGATGAAAACACAGATGCAGTGGTTTACGTCGGCTCGCGCTTCGTACCACATGTCCTGCCATGCGTTGGGTCCGCGTGCAGTGGATTCCCAGATGTACAGTCGATCTGGATGGGAGTCAGACAGAGATCGTCGGTAAGATACGAGTCCCTCATCGTTATCCCACGAGCACAATTCAGAACCGTGAGAAAGTGTAAGACCTGCAGAGCGTCCAAGGGTTCCAGAGGTTTTTGTTTTCTTGACGCCGGCAGACTTGAACAGAATTTTGGAGTTGTTGTTGAGGGTGAGGCCATCCCGGTTGTCCTTCTTGATCGGCGGGAATTTCAGCGTGTCCGGCAGGTCACTGATCATGGTGACCAGCTCGTCGCGCGCCAGGTTCTTGTTCTCGTTCGAATCAAACACCAGGGCGCCGGACAGGCCGCGGTGGATGCCGAGGTAGAAGGTGGACAAGGCGCGGGCGATGGTGGTGATGCCGAGCTGGCGAGACTTCAGGACGTAGATGTCGTGCTTGTCTTCCTCCAGCCCATCGAGCACCGCGGTGATAAACCGCTTCTGGCCGTAGTAGAGGTTGTCGCCGAGGGAGACGAAGCCGAGGTTTTTCGAATTGATCCGGCACTTGGCGAGAAACGCATAAAACGCTTCCTCGAACGCCTCTCGTTTTTGGTGGGACCAGCCTGCCATGTGAGCAATTTAGGACAGACGGGGGAACTTATCAACGAATAAGGTGTTCAAAGCATCTAACCCCCGGAGGACTACGCCATGGGCGGCTGTTTCTCACTTGCGTGGATTGAACAACTCTGCATCTGGCTGATCATGGTGATTGCGATCGTCTCCATCATTCGCCTGCTGGTGCCCTATTTGATGGGCCTGATCGGCATCCCGCTGGTCGCCCAGATCATCAACATCGTGCTGTGGGCCGTGGTCGCGATCATGTGCGTCTACATCATCTTCGCGCTGATCTCCTGCCTGATCGGCTCCGGGGGTGGCCTGATGCACTTTCCCACTCGATAACACGACTTCGCGCTTTTACAACGGAAGCGACATACCCGATCCGGACCTTGGCCCGCCTCCGAAACCGATCTGTCGCGGCTGTTAGCGCCCGAACCCCTGCCGCTGCTGGCGATCCAGCTGGCCCATGGCGACGTCAGCCAGGGTCTTGACGGCGGCCCAGAAGATCGACGGTTCTTCCTGGTTGAGCATCAGGCTCGAAAACGGCTCACCGACGTCCGGCGGGATCATCAGGAACGCGCCGCCGAATTTCGCAGCCTTGTTCAGCCGGATCTGGGCGGCCATTTCGTCGAACAGACGGGCGCGGACTTCGGAGGGATCGGGTTGTTCGTCAGTCATTGAGATGAAACCGTAACGGCGGTTACGCTGGCTTCCCCTCGCTTTGCATCCCATAACGCATCAATATGATCGTCGGTGTGCATAATTGATATCGAACACTGGGCTTCCACGACTAGCCAGTTAACGATGGCAGCGCGTCGCGTGGGACTAACACTTCTTATATTAATTCCGTCACCATCGACTACCGCCCAACCATCTTTGTTAAAGATGCTCACACGTACCTCCAGTCCGTCGCAAACGGCTTGATCTCGCTCAAAAACATCCCGCCGACCGAACCGGCGCGGGACAGGCGGTCAGCATCCGATTCCTCAAAACCCTTGTAGGCAGCGGTGCGGCCCTTCTTCAGGAAGGTCACCAGCAACTCCCCGGTCTCATCATCCCACCCGACTTCGGAAATCATCTCGGAGAGAACTGGTTTACTCCATGCCATCAGTGTGCCCCCACATGAATTAAAGTAACCGTCCACGCAATAAACCCGCCGCCAAAAAAAATAGCGAAGAAAATAATAAATGCGGCTCGCCCTAACGGTCCGGCATTATCCCACCACGATCCGTTTCTAGGTCCGAACTGCATCGACCTTCTCCTTCAACGCTTCGACGATCCGCTCGAACACGGGCTCCCAGCGCATGTCGTCGGATTGCTGAAAAACTCGGTGCTTAGGGGTCCACAACCGATCCGATTTTTCGTCGGCACCCAGTCTGTAGTCTCGGCCCAAATAGCTATACGGGATCCAGCATTCCTTATGGGCCATCGAGCAAATATGTCCGAGGGCCGACTCGACACTGATAACCAAATCCAGTTCTGGCAATATTGAACAGGTATCTGCGACATCTCTGATGTACCCCGATAAATCGCGAACGAGCGGGGCAAATCCCCACAGGTTCAAATCCGCTTTCTTCTGGTCAACCTGCAACGAGTATAGCTGAATTCCGGGGACGCGGTACAACTCCATGAAGTGGTGTATCGGAATGTTCCGGTGCTTGTCGATTTCGTTCATCGGGCTGCCGGCCCATGCGATGCCGATGTGAAACTTGCGATCGGGCACCTTCCACTGGTTGCTCATGGGCGGGCGGGGCATGTCGATGTTCGGCGCCTGCTTTATTTCGTCGTCGGTCAGTCCCAGTGCAAAGGGCAGGGATACAAAGGTCGACCAGGCATCGGCGTCGCCAGGAAAATTAGAGGGCGAAGGAAGGAAATTGAGATTTTGTAAATGCCGAAAGGCGTGTTCAAAAACACGGCGCAATTCACTCTGTACGCACATGTGAACATAGCGGCATCGATGTGACGCTTGTTCAACAAATCGCGCATACGAAAGCGTATCACCGAGACCTTGATCGGCCACAAGGAACAGCGTCTTGCCATGTTCGCCCTTCCATTTCGGATACGGATACAACAAAAAATTCGGCAGCCGGGCCGGAAAGCGGGCCTCGAACGCCTTCAGCCCGGCAGCATACTGCCCGTCGAACAGCAGCGCAAAAGCCAACTGGAATTCGGCCAGCGCCATCGCCTCGCCGTTGTTCCTGTCGGCGAGATCGAAGCACTTTTGCGCATAGCCGACCGCCAGGTCGGTCTGCCCGAGGGTTGTGTGACAAAGCCCGAGGTGCATGTAAGGCAGCGACAACTTCGCATCGATCTTCAACGCGGCGTGCAGGTGCTCGATCGCCTCCCGCTGACCGCCGATCTTCATCAGCGCCCATGCCAAATTGGTCAGCAGGTGGGCCTTCTCGGTCGGGGTGTGGCTGTCGGCCTCCAGCGAGCGGCGGAACAGGGCAACAGCGGCGTGCGGACGGTCGAGATCCACGGCGTTGCAGCCGTTGGCGTAGAAGGCGTGGCCCCAAAGGGGGTCTGCAAAACAAGCACTGGCGTAGAGCTGATAGGCATGGTCGATATTGCCCGCCTTCGACTTGTCAGCTGCCGCTATCTCGGCTTGCTGGATCAGTTTGGTGGCGTGCGCGCGGTTACCCATCCAGCTTCCCCGTCCACTCAAGCCTAAACGCGTGCGCCCGGCAGATACCGTGGCCGATGCCGACACGGCGACCGATCTTGGCATCGGGCTCACCGAACGAGAAATCGTGGACGTACTCGTTCGTGTCTTCCCGCTGCCGCACGGCTTCGCCGGCCGCGCAGTGCGGGCACAGGTTGTTACAGTTTATTTTGAATTCAGCGGGGGTCATGGCCGAATAATCCTGTGGATAACAAAATAAATTGCCCACCCGATCACCATGCCGCACATCAAACCCTGAATGAATTCGCTCACGTCCTCGCCTCCATCACCACTCGCCGGATCGCCATCGGCGTGAAGGGCTTGCCGGAACGGGACAGCAATTTCAGTTCAACCAAAGCCGTGCTGATGGCCGGCAAACTCATGCCCGCGTTGTAGCCAGAAATCATGCCGGCTTTCGCTTCCAGTTCGCGCATATCTTCTTCCAGAGTCGCTGCCCGCCCCTCTCCCACCTTCCGGTAACCGAACGGGACATTGCCCACCGGCCCGCCCTTGGCCTTCTTGGCCCGCCGGCCGTCAGCGGTGCGCTCCTTGATCCGGATGCGCTCCATGTCGGCCACCGCCGCCAGGATCGTCATGATCAGCTTGCCGACCCCGGCGGATACCGGCTCGTGGGAGATGTCGAACAGCACGAGGTCGACACCACGCTTCTTGAACTCGTCGAACATGTCGATGGCGTCGGACGCGCTGCGGAACATGCGGTCGAGCTTCGAGGCCACGACGATATCGCCCGGCTTCATGTCGGCGAGCAGCCGGGCACCGGCCTCGCGCTTGGCCAGCCGGACCGCGCCGGATACGCCCGCGTCGGTGTAAATCTGGACGTCAAGACTGTGGGCACCGCGGATGCGGGCGAAGCCCTCGATCACATCGGTCTGGACCTGCAGGGACGAGCGATCATCCTTGGCCTGATCCGCCGAGCTTACACGCGCATATCCGAGAATCATGCTCCCCTCCTGTGTTATGTAGTCAATATGCGCTACGCCGACACCTTCGTCAAGGCTTGATCCCGCACCCACGGGTACGTCATGGCAAGCCCGTTCCACAATGATGTCATGGGCTCCCACTGCAACACCGTCCGGCACAAGGTGTTGTCCGATCCCCTCGCCTGCACCCCGGACGGACCCGGCACCGATTTCCACGCCAGCACCTTGTTGGCCACCCGGCACACCGTCACGAACAGTTCCTCCACCGTCACGGTTTCCGAATGCGCGATATTGACCGGCTGGCCGTAGCCGGACGTCATCAGGCGCAGGATGCCGTCGATCACGTCGTCGACGTAGGTGTAAGATCGTCGAGCATGGGCGTCCCCCCAGAGATCGACGACGCCGGCGTAGGATGCCTGCGCAACCTTGCGACAAATTGCTGCCGGCGCCTTCGCGCGATCGCCATCCCATGCGCAATACGGGCCATAAGTATTTCCGATTCGTCCCACCCGGATATTGAATCCGTAGTTGCGGGCGTAGGCGTCGTAGAGTTTTTCGGCATACAATTTCTCCTGGCCGAAGGCGAAGGTGTCGAAGCGGGCGTCGGTTTCCCGGTGCGCCGCATTTCGTTCTGACTCGTGAATCCCGAAACCCAATCGTTCCCCCGAAAAAGGATCGATCTCGAATTTGTCCGGATACACGCACTGGCTGGATGCGAAAAAAATCTTGTTGCAGTTGCCGGTTTTCCGGATCGCTTCCAGCGTGTGCAGATTGATCTTCAGGGAGTTCGTAAGAATGTCAGCGTCATGACTACCAACGCCGATATACCCCAAACCACCCACATCGCCGGCGAGCTGGAAAACTTCGTCAAAAGCGTGACGGTGAAAATGAGCGTGGAAATCAGCGACATTCGTAAGATCAAGGATGTTGTACTCATCGGCCACCGACTTTCGATAAGGAGGATGTTTTCGCGCGACACTGACGACGTAATGGCCTTCGGCTTTCAGCCGATGTTCAAGATGACCCCCGAGGAAGCCGGCGGCGCCGAGCACAAGAACTTTTTTCATTTTTTAGTCTTCCTTGCCGCGATCGAAGCCAGAAAAAGCAATGCGCCGGCGAGGGCAAACCACGTCGACCAGTACCTGTACAATCTCGCCAGCGCCTGTGCTTCGGTCATTTCGCCTCCGGTAACTGCTCCCAATCGAACCTGAACGTATCATCCAGCAGCTGCGGGTCGGCGGTCGCCAGCCCGTGAAACACCGCTCCCTCGGCCAGCTCGCACGTCACCGTCCTCGGGACCGGACCGCCCGGCACGTCGATCCGGATGAACTCCTGCTGGCCGCCGGGAAGATCCGGCGCGAAGTTAAATCCAGAGCGGGTATCCGTGATGGCCACCCGTGCGCCGGTGCTGCCGCCAGTGACGAGGAAGGACGAAGTACCAGAAATATGCACCGAGAGAGACGCGCCGCCCGGACCAGCGCGGTAGAGGAACGGCCCCCAGCCTTGCTGCCATTGCAACTCCAAAGTTCCTTGCCATGTTGCCCCCGGGATTGCCCTGGCCTGATGCGGAAAAAACAGCATGCCTGCACCGTCGCGGTGGATGATATCGGGCCGTTCGAATTTGTAAATGCCCTCGTGGAGCATTTGCAGGTTGTCTCGATAGAGATCGAACATAGCGGAACGCTGATCGCGTTCACTGTGTGTCGTAAGAATCAGGCCCTGCTGTTCAAGCGGAGGATCCTGGCCGATCATCTGGCACTTCGCGGGCGTCAGCGCGAGGCTGGCAAGGCCGTGGCGGGCGAGCTGGGCCTCCCATCCCCAGTCGGTGGTGACGAAGTGCTCCTGGCCGCGGAAGGCAGCGTAGGTGCGCAGGTCTATGCCGGATAGCTGGGCGAACAGCTTGCAGTTGTCGGGCCACCAATGGGTCCGGAAGGATCGCAGCACGATCTCCGCGGCTTCTCGGGTGAAGATGACGATGCCGGCACCAAGGTTGTGCATAATGGCATATTGATCGCGTTGGATAAGGACGCGATCGACGTAGCTGCGAGGAGAGACAGCTCCGACGGAAAGACCATTGGCTTTCCCTTTCTCGAACAAGGCGAGGGTTGGTTCGAACCAGTCGGGATCAAGCAGGACGTCATTTTCGAGCAGGCCGATGTGGGTGTAGTCAGCCTGCGCCGCCAACATTTTCGACAGCTTCCACGCGATCGCGGCGTCGGCACCGCCGCCGACATCAACATCGTAATATGTAGCGTAAGAAGCGTTGGCGCTAACAAATCGCAAACCTTCTTTCGTGGTCGATCCGTCGCACCAGTACAGCGCGTGCTGACCGTCCCGAAGGACTGGAAATGTCTGCTCGGTCAGGTCGACCTGATCCTTCGTCGAATAGGCAATCGCTAGTTTCATCGGCACACCGGCTCCAGCAGGACTGCGATAAACGGCACGAACAGGCCGGCGAAAAAAGCCAGCGTGCGGCACCATGTTCCGAGGCGGTAAGACAGAGAATGATTCACTTTCTGGCCAGTTCCTTCTTGAGCCAGTTACGCGCGCATTGTAAGGCGCGGATTCGTTCTTCCACGCCTTCAACCGAATATATCATCTCGCTTCCTTGAATATAAACGGCAGGCTTTCGCGTGGCGTTTTCAATCTTGGTTTGAATTTCCACTTTCACAACACCCCCTCGCAATCCTTGAGCCATGTGAACGCAGCGTAGATCGAATCGTCCGGTATCCACTTGGCCTGACGTTCGAGTTTTCGATAAATAAACCATGTGTCTTCGATCACCGAGTTGCCGGGCAACTCGACAGTATCGATAATGTCCGCCATCTCGACAATGTGCTCCATCCCGTCGATCTCGGCGCGCAGGTCGGTGAGCAAATTATGCTTGTTGCGCTGCTGGTAGGTGAACGGGGGTCCGAAATGAACGTGCAGGCCGCGCTCGCGGGCGACCCGCTGCACGATCAGGCTGGCATAGATGTCGTCGTAGCGGCCGACGCCTGGCATCATGAACCATGCCGGTATCAACTCGCGGATCACGGCGGTGTTCTGACTGTTGAACACGGTGCGCGTCCTCGGGTCGACGACAATGCCGGTTTGCCCGAGCAGGCTGACCGACTGGATGTCAGGGGCGTCGGCGATGCGGGTGACGGCGTCGATGTCGGGATCTCCCAGTACGAGGCCGGCGGCGACGCCGATCCTGGCGTCCGCCACATGATCCATGGTGACCATGCGCGACTTGTCGTGCGGAAAGCCGCGGTGCTTTGTCCGCGGCACCAGCAGGAAGCCGGGATCGAACCAGTTATCGTCGCCGGCGATTTTGAGGCCGTGGAAGGGCCGCTGAAGGACGCTGAGATGCGCAAAGTGATTCGCGTCGATTGGAAGGTTGTCGTCGTCCCACGAATAGATGACGTCGGCGCCCCACTTCAGCGCCTCGAGGAAAGCGGTGTTGCGGCGGGAGATCGTGTTCCACCCGATGGCTTCGGAGCACTTGTATTTTTTCTGATAATCCGGGGTCAGCCACGAGTTCATCTCGTCGCTCGGCATGTGCTCGGCGATGCCTTTGAAATTCGAATTGTGGTCAAGCGCGATAAAAAATTTCACGTCCGCGCTGCACTTCCTCAACAGCTTGAGGACGTGGGGGACGTGGATGGTGGTGGTGCAGCATGCGATCTTCACGACTCTGCCCCCTCTATAAACAGCCGCGACTGCTTTTCATCTTCCGTATTGGCTTCTCGCACGTATTCGATATGCAGCATCCCGCAAGTGCATTCGCCAGCCTTATCCAGTCGATCAACAAGTTCGGCGAGCCGGTCAATATGGTTATCGGAGCACGACGATCCTTCCGTGAACTCGATCGTTTCCCGCTCCCAGTCTTCCGGTACCGCGACGGTATGCTCGACGGTCGTTCGGATAACCACGGTGCGCTCGCGGATCACACAGCCCATGCGATGCTGCGCACCTTCCTTAGACCGGCAATAAAAGCACTCATCCGGCGGGCCGTTAGGGCGAATGCCGTGTTTTTCGACCGGCCAATTATTGCGACGCATCTATCTTCCCCTTCACTTTCCGAAATTCCAGCCAACCGACCAAGATGTCGCGAATCAAAAAACTTTTGGTCCACCGCTTCTCCCTTGCTGCCAGTTCAAGCTCGCGGTCGACGTCCGGCGGCACGCGGAAACTGCGCGATACCACGCGCTTCTTCGGCCGGCGCTTGAAGGTAGAACGCAGCAGGATCATGCCAACGATCGGACCACGGCCTGAAACAAATAGTCCTTGACCTTCTGCTCGGCGGGCAAATCGGCGTAGGGCAAGAAAGCCGGATGCTCTTTTTTGTCCGCGTCCTTGACCGGGCCGTGTTTCCAGCCCTCGCGATGCTTCTCGGTCATCCAGTTGTCGTGGCTGGCGCTCGGGCTGGCGGTCGGATGCGCCAAAGAAAACTCAACGCCGCTGACCGCAGACTGCCGCTGCCATTCCGGAGCCTGGTCCCACGGCAACTGGGAGTCATCGCCGATGGCATGGCAGTACGCGCGATTTACCTCGTGACAAACCTTGGCAATTTCCGCGGGTGACATGTTGTGCTCCTGAAAAGCCGGGACGCCGTGGATGGGGGCTGGAGCGGCGTCCCGGCAGGTGCCGCAGGCCGGATGGCGGTGCGGACCCGCGAAGACGCATAACCAGGGAGGTTCGCGGGATGTAGTCAGTATGCACTACTTTTTGGTGTTGTCAACCGGCGCCGTGTTTTCCGGCTTCGTCTCGGGCAGCGGCTGCACGGCGCCGGCAGGCGCCCCGGCGATCCGGGTCTTGAGGTACACCACGAACTGGCCGAGGTCGAGGCTGCGCGCCTGCGCCGCGGTGTCCAGTATCCCGTTCGGTCCCATCAGCATCCGTTCCTCCTGCGCGGTCAGGACCAGTATCTTGCAGGGCTCGCCGGCGGTCGGGCACTGAGCGTGGGGAAGGTCGTCGGCACGCGCATGCCGCGTCACCAGCGCAAGGATCAGCAGGACGGCGGCGGCAAGAGTGAGCGGGAAGCGACGGGCGAAGACCATGAGTTTTCCTTTTAGTGTGAGAGATTTCATCTTGTCGATGGCGGCCTGGTTGCGGGCGATCTGCGCGACATCACGCTCGATCTGGGCGGCTATTTTTTCGAAGCTGATGTTGGGGCGGGTCACTGCGATTCTCCCACGTGACGGCTGGACTCAGCAGCCCGTATGCATCGCTGGACCAAGATCACCTGTTCGCGCCACGAGTTGGGATAAGCCAGCGCGGGGGAATCGTTGGCCTGAACGCGACGACCGCAGTGAGTGGTATATCCCATTGGCTCGCTTACAGTCTCTCGACCGCAGTCCGGACACTTACTCATGTTCCGTCGCCTGGGGAAACTGCTGTTTCATTCGGCTGCCTCGCGAATAAGGTTCTTTCGGATCGGCCTGCCTTGAGCGGCGGTGCCGATATATTCGGCGAATGCCGGCGGAATCGCCTGGGACATCTCGTTCATGGTCATCCAGTCGATGCCCATGGCTCGCTTTGCGAGTGCTGGTTTGTCATGGTTCGGGAAGTCAGCACCGCCTTGACGCCAGAACTTGCCCGACCGGCAGCGGACGTGACCGCCATAGACGCCGATCACCGGACCCCCGTGCTGGCATTGGGGCTGCTCAACCGGGAAGTTGCATTCAAATAGGCGGTGCCGACGCAACTGCCAGCCATCAGCCCCGAGCCCGAAATGCGATCCGCAAAGCACAATCGGGTCAATCAGCGGTGCGCCCTCGACGTTTTCGATGACGTACTTCGTGCCGGCGCGGATCAGCTTATTCCGGATTTGCTCAATCAGCCGCGGATGCTCCTTGGCACCCGGAGCGTGCTGCATGTCGCTGTAGCCTTGGCATGGAGGGGAAGCCCACACCAAGCCGAAGTTGGCGAACGAGATGTTCATCACGTCGGCCTGAATGAAGGCGTAGGGGTAGCGCGGCTGCGGATTAATATCGATGCCCACGACATACCAGCCGGCATTCGTCAGGCCCTTAGCTACCCCGCCGGCGCAACAAAAAAGGTCAAGCGCCAGATTCATGACCCAGCGCTCTCCTGGGGCAAGCGCTGGCGTTTAGGCGGCTTGATTTTTTTCCGCTTCAGTTTCCGCGACAGCAGCCGGCGGGCCTCCTTATCTATTTTAATCTGCGCCAGCCGGTTCTGCAGCAGACCCTTGACCGCCACCTCCACCGGACCCGGCACCTGCTCGCGGTGCATGATCCGGAAGATCGTGCTGGTATCCACTCCGAGGTCGCGAGCGAGGCTCGGCTTCCACTTCTTGCGGCCGTAGATTTTGTGGGCGGCGGTTTCGAGTTGGGAGGGGGTCACTTCTCTCTCGCAATATTGAGTTGGTGCGTTGAACCCCAAACCTGCATCGACTTGATGTAGCGATTACCCGCGCACACCACAACGTAGTCGTTATCGACGATCTTTTCTTCCAGAAGTTCGTCGGTGTCGGGATCGCGAACTTGGACCTTTACCCGATTCTTTTGGATAATTTTGCTCATTTGGTATTCTCCACTGCCTTGCGCAGATCCTCGTACATCTCGGCCTTGGTCCTCTCAACGTGCTTATGCGGGCGCGTGGCGATCGTGTTGCGGCTCGCCCGCCGAAGCTTTAGCGAAGGAGGGTTCGGTTTGATTTTGGCCGGCGGCAGTTTCCCGTCGGCGATCTTCCGCATGGTAGCGGGCGAGACCACGCGCTTTCTCTCTTTCCCGATGGGCTTCGTCATGCCGATACTTCAATCTGGCTCGCAGCGCGTGGCAGGTGCCGCAGGTCCGGTACACCTTGCCGTTGGAATGGGTGTACCACTTCTCGGTAGCGGGCGTGTAGAGATGGTTGCGGGGGCAGCGGTCTGGCATCAAATCAGCCCCTTCTCCGTCGCGAGCCATTCCGGCATGGTGATGATCGTGCCGCGATCAGTGTCAACCTCGGCCTGACTTTTCGGAATCCACACCGGCTCCTTGCCGCCGCAGTCGACCAGCCACGCCCTCGGCGTCTCGTGCCGGATGATGCAGGCGATGTCGACGAGATCAGACTTCATCGCCGTTGCCCTTGAAATAAGTGATGAACCCCTTCCACAGCGCGCGATCTCCAAACCGCTTGGTATCGCCGGCCGGCGTCGCCATCGTGCTCCAGAAGCCGAACGGCGAGGTGATGTCGAACTCCCATGGGAAGCGGCCGGCGGAAACCCAGCGAGTCTGGAAGGTGCCGGCTATATCCCCGCCCTCGACGGCATAAGGGTCCGGAAAGTCACGACGCTCCATGAACTCGGCGCGCATCAGGCCGAACATCCAGGGGACGATGCGGCAGTCGCCGGTGCGCTTCCACGGGGTTGGTTTCACGGGCACACCGCCGCCCAGACGCACTTGAAGCCAAACTTCAAAAGCTCCCACGGAGTCATCCGGAAAGTGATGTGGTTCTCCGGATTGAGGTCGTCGATCAGCAGCGTCTCGCTGAACGCATCGCGCTCGTAGCGAATCATCAAGCCGGCCGGGTGCCAGTACAAGGTCATTTTGTCTCCTTCAGCTGCGGCCTGAGTTCGACCAGGATCGCCTCGTTCTGTTCGATCAGTGTGGCAAGCGCGTCGCAGGTGCGCCGGTAAATCTCCCAGATACCATGCGAGGGCTCGAGCGGGGCGCGGAGCTGGTGGATGACATGTTCGGGGGTGGGAGGGGGCATTCGGGGCTTTCCTTTTTTATGCTTATGCTTTCACTTGGTAGCCGGCCGCGTTGCGATGGCCGCCGCCTCCGAACTGCTTTGCCACCTCGCTGACATCGACCCGGCTATCTTCCGAGCGCAGACTGTACTGGAGCATGCCGTCACCGCGATGAAACCAGCAGGCGGCGAACGGTGCGTGGGGGTAAACCTGCAGCATCGCGTGCGCGGCGTCACTCGCATAGTGATAGGGAACATTGACGACCGGCACGACGTGCTCACCGATACGTTCATCGTAAACTTCCTTGATGAACTTCGCGATGTTGGCGTTGTGCGCCCGCAAGATCGCTTCGCCATCGTTGATCAACGTCGTCGGTTTGTGGATCAGCTTGTCCCAAACCTCGAATTCCATGGGGTAGGTGCGCAGCGACGCGGAGAATTGCTTGGTGGCTTCGCCGAACTCGAACTTCCACAGGTCGCGATCCTGGATAAGCTCGATGAAGTGCGGAACGAGTGCGCCGGGATGCGTGAACTTCCACGTCATCATCGCGCCCGACTGACTCATGTCGAACCACGCGCGAATTGGGCCGAGGCCCGGTTGCGTGGCGGTCAGGACTTCGTCGATGTTGTCGGCGTCGACCGGATTGAAGATAGCAAAAGTCTCGAGATCGGCCTGCGCGGTTTTGTGATGGTCAATGATCGTCATGTCTTTAACGATGCAGTCGAGCGCATCGAGCACTTCGCGCTTGTAACTGAAATCAACCATCAGCACGCGCTTGTCGCTGAGTTGTTCGGGCGATGGCTCCTTACCATACAGACCCGGGACGAAAGTGGTGTTGGGCCAACGCTTCCAAACCGCCCACGCCGCGGCAAACCCATCGTCGCAACCGCCGTGATAGATGCAAATGTCGGGCTTGTAGGAAGCGGGTGGAGGCGTTTGTTCAGCGGTCATTTTTTAGCCCCTTGGGGTTTTATCGAACGGGTGAGGTCCGGGGGGTCGGCGGTGCGTGTTTTACACGGCGTGGGGGACGGTAATTTAATTAGTTGCAGATAGCAATAATTTTTTTGGAAATTTTTGGGGGACGGACGGTTAGGCCTACCCTAATATATACTTCCAGTTGGGCCGCCGACCTCGCGCACGCGCTGCGGGAATTATCACGAAAGCGTGACTATGGCAGCCGGCCGATCGCCGAGCCAACACCTGGCCGAGCTGGCGTTTTGCACGTAGTCACGTGCGAAGATCCTCCTAAGCTATTGATATAACTAACAAACAAAAATATTTGACCCAGTTTTCGTATCTTACTCTTGAGTGAGATATGTGGATGGTGAGGGGATTGAGGTTCCTGGCGAGCTGGGATCGCGGGTTGGATGGTGGTTAGGGGTGAGTGGGCGTGGTAGTATGCATTATGTGCGAAGCAGTATAGAAAGCCCCTCTAGGCTACGCGGAGAATTTCGACTTGGCAGACGTTCCGCCGTTCCGGCAAGCTGTCGATGCTTTGAAGCCTGGCGCCAGTGGAAGCCAAGCCGCGGCGTTACTCGCTAACCGAGTGTCGCGCGAAGTAGCGAACCACTGGCTTGCCGGCCGGCGTCATGCGCCGCGGTGGGCACTGCAGTTCTTGGCAAGTCAGATCCGCGAACGAATAGCCGAGCTGGCCACGGTCGCGGAGATCGCCGAACAAACGAAAGATCGCCCCGGCAAGAAAGCAGGGGCGATCAATCTAACGCGGTGGCTGGCGAGTCGTTAGCGCGAATAACCCCATGCAAGTCGGGTGTAGTAATTACACATCCTCCGGAAAAACGAGGTGCAACAACCGAGGAAACGTTCAAGGTAGTAATCCGCAACATGGTTACAGTGATTCATTTGATTCCCCTTCGATTTGAAACAACACCCCTCTTATACAATGTATAAAGCCACCTGTCAACAGGCCCCGGCCGAAAAGCCGGAACCCGCAATATCATGGCGTGGAACGCTAGGCGCTAAACCTTCGCGAATAGCGTATTGACACTCGCAACGACCTGCCCGTCTGGCTTGTCGAGCACGCGAACGGAACCGCCATTGTTGAGCATATAGTTCCGCGCCGCGTTTTCCGCCGTTTCCAAATCGCGCGCCGTGTCTACGGTGTACCATTTGCCCGTGCCGTGAATCTTGTGCTGTACCAACATAGCTTAGTCCTCCCGTTAAATCCCGCGCACTAAGCGCCTAGTCCGAATCACTTCGCCAATTGCGGAAACGCACGCAACACTCGCTCGCGATAATCCGCCGTCGGCATCTCACGAATCGCTGCGTCCGTACAGCCCGCCCCAGCGAACCACGCCAGCAACTCCGCAGTGCGGTCCTCCCGCACCACTAAAGCGTTAGCTGGATAGGTCACACCATTGTGCGAGTTGATAAACTCGCCATGGGTCAACTCGAACATTTTAGTCATTGTCATCCCCCTAAAAGCCCGTCCGAACCTTATACATTGTATAAAAAGCCTTGTCAACACCACTTTAGCGTCACCGGCACCACTTCCGTCACCAGCTCAAAAACGCATTTTCTCTAGCAATATCAACGCTGTCACTGTCACCACCACTGGCACCCCTTTTTTCCTACTATTCCCCCTCACCTATATAATAAACGACATAATACTATTATGTCACCTATTCTCCCCTTCTCCAGTTGTACCATACACTAAAGTGGGTACTAGTGGTGACTGGTGCCAGTGACTGCGGCGCAAGGGTTTTTTGAGTCACCGCTACTGTCACCACTAGCTCGCCAGTGGTGACTATTCGATTCGGATGGCAATGAAGCCGTCGGTCTCGTGGTCCTCCATAACCTGGACCTTGATCCCGCACTTCCGTGCCCATCGCGCCGCCCGCGCAAAGCGGAACTGTTCCTCGAAAGGAAAGCGTATCCATTGCCCAACATGCATTTCTCGCAACGGGTAGTTCGCCTTCCTCCCCCGCGTTTCCCGCACCGGACTAGCCTGGTAATCCCCGGTGTGTATCTCGTATGGCATAAAAACCTCCATTATGGTGTGCAACAATCATAGGCAATAATGTGGAAAGTAATAATCACGCTTTCGTGATAATAAACCCCTTGCAAGCCCGGCTATACAATGTATCTTGTGGGGACCGAACAACGGAAGGGGAACCACAATGTCCAAACCCGAAACATTCACAATGGATGTTGAGTATACCGACACATTTGCCGGCGAAGCTAATTACTGTTGGGTGAAGCGCGAATCGCTCGAATTGCCGGTCGGCATTTCGGACCGCGCCATTATGCGCCGTGCGAAAGCGGCGATGGGGTTAAGCGGTGTGCGCGGGCGTTTGGACAGCTATGGTGACGGGTTCCGGTTTGTACCCTATCGCTCATGCACCGTCATGTTCGTACAGACGCGTTACTAGTGCAAACTAAACACCGCTTTACGCCCGGCTCCGAAAGGATACCGGGCTTAGGGCAGTAGAAAGGGGAACTACCATGATCACAAATATCAGTTTGCGCGGTTTCATCGTTGGCCCGATTTGGTGGCCGGCTGGCGCCGAATGCTACAAACCGCTTTCGTACAGCATCACGGACGAAAGGGTGCGTTGGTCCGAGCCCGGCACGTTGCGGGATCATGTCCTGGCAGCGACAAACGATGGCGATTTCCAGTCTGCTACCCTGGCTCAGGCCGAGCTGGTAGTGGAACGCCGCGCCGGCAATCGCCGCGTCATTCGCTCTTTCCCGCTTTCGCACTTCCCATCGGTCGCGGATTGTTTGCATCCCGACGGTGACGATTGGTGCCCGCAAGACGACTTCGAAGATTAACCCCTCACCCCCAACCGGAGCGAATCAAATGCCGCGTTTCAACCCGTTCAAAAAAGTAAATTGCGCCTACGGCGCCCCCATGGGACGCCACGGCCATGACGCCAGCATGTGGGACCGCGAAGGCAAGCTCTATGCGCGCCATTGCGGTGGTGACGGCTACTATGACCGTGGCGGGGCTTATTGGGGTCACGGTGACGTCTACGCCGTTTGGACGCGGGGCGGGGACTTCTGCGCCTATGTCGACGGCATCAGCTCGCCTGGCGCGGCGATCGCCAAAGTCAAATCACTGTCCGCCTAACCGCCAAACCTCAAAGGGGAACCAAAATGAAATATGACTGCGTCCACACACTGGAAAACGCCGGCTTCTCTTATGAGGACGCCACGGCCTTGCGCCGCATCTCGATGACGCTGCACCGCTGGCACAAACTGGAATGTGGCACGGCTGCGGGGTGCATCGAACGCGAGGACGAGACCGCCGTCCCCTATCTTACTTGGGACTGGCCGGGTAACAAAGGCCCGCGCGGTCGCACCAAAATCGCCGACCGCGAGCGCGGCGCCCTCAAGCGCCTGGCTGCGATCATGGTCCGCTATCCCGGCTTCGAGTCCTACGTGCAGGGAGATCCCCGCGGCGCCGCGCTGTACATCCTGCGCCCCGGCGACATTCCGGAAGGGGCCACCCTCGACTCCTGCTACAATCGCGGCATTGTCGTCTGCAAATAAACGGCTTGCCCCCGGCAACTATACAATGTATACAACAGCGTCCGGGGACAATCCTGTCCCCGGCAACATGGAAGGGGAATGCAATGTTGAGTACCCCAGAAGTGGAAATGGTGCAGGAAGCGCCTGTCTCCGACGACCTGTACACCGTGGCCCGCGATTTGCTGTTGCGAGCCGATCATGCTCGCCAGCAAGGCGACACCGAGGCGGCCCGCCGCTATCTCAAGGCCGCGCTTGACATCATGGCCGAGGACCAGCTGCCGGCGGTCCCGGCCCGCGCGACCTCGCCGGAAACCGTCAAGATCACGGACTTGCTGCGATCGGGATGGCAGGAAATCGCGCAACTGTGCGCGGCAAGCGGCTGGTCTGCCAACCGCGTCCACTCGCTGATAACGCGCCTGCGCACCAGGGGCGAGAATATTCAGGCCCAGTCGATCAAGCGCTATCGCATCGCGCCCGAGAAGGATTAGACTTAACCGGCCGCCACACTTCTAAACGGTGTGGCGGCCATTACCGGGGAAGGACACAACGCTATGACCACCCGCCAAATCGCCGGCCTCCCGTTCCTCGCCCACAGCCCCAGCCTGTACGGCTACAACGGCGCCTGGCTCGGGTATAACGGCCGGTGCTGGCTGGTAGGCGCCCTCGGGCAATGGGGCACAAAGGAGTTCGCTACCCGCGACGAGGCCGCCGCGGTGATATCAGACGCATTCACACAGGCGCGGGTCGCGGTTGAATGACCGCCCTTCTCGCCCACCTGGCCCTCGGTGCCGCCGCCGGATGGCTGATCTGGCGGATCTCGCCGCCGTGGCTCAAGGGCCGATAGCCCTAGCCACGGAACTAAACCCGTGCTATGTCGTTCTCCGTACTCCCCCGGAAACGTCGCTTATGCCGTGGAAAGAGCCGGCCGAACGCCATAACGACGACCTGATCGAAGCGATCGGCCACGCTGCGCACCGTATCTCAACCGCCATCAAGGAAGGATTCCAGCTCATGGCCGCCACCGAAGCCCAAGCCCTCGCCGATCTCCAGTCCGCCATTACCGACGTCGGCACCGCCGTTGCCGCCGAAATCGTAGCCCTCCAGGCCGCCATGAACGCACAGGGCGTCAACAACTCGCCGGCGATCGAGGCGTCCGTCGCCAAGATCAAGAACCTGGCCGCCGTCCTCAACAACTCGCTTGCGGCTCCCGCGCCCACGCCGCCTCCCGCATTGCCCGAGGTTACCTCGCTCAGCCCGACTTCCGGTCCGGCCGCCGGCGGCACGCTGGTGACCATCACCGGAACCGGCTTCACCGGCGCCACCCAGGTGACGTTCTCCAGCATCCCGGCGGCTTCATTCTCGGTCAAGAATGACACCACCCTGACCGCGGTGACCCCCGCGGCTGTCGTCGGTGCCAGCCTGCCCGTGGTCGTGACCACGCCGGCCGGCCCCAGCGCCGTCGGCCCAACATGGTCGTTCACGTAAAGGCCGGCTCGTCGGGCCGAAGCCCTACTTTCAGGGCGAAGGCCGGCGGTACCGCCAGATCCGCTTTCCCTCGGCGGTGCGCTTCTGGTAGCGCACGAAATCGAGGTCGCGCAGCACCCGTGCCGCGCGGCTTTGCTCTTTTTGCCCTATATCTCCGGCCCGCAGCTGCAAGAACTGGTTGTCCGTCAGCACCTCGGTGATGCTGACCTCGTTCCGGTTTTTCAGGGTGACGTACTGGTTAATGGCCTCGGTCCATTCGTCATAGATTTTCCGGCTTTCCTGGACGTCACCGGCCGCTTTCCACAGCGACTCGGGCAGGAAGTGCGACTCACCTGCCGCTTCCCGTAGCGTGGTTTCCGCCCACAGCTGGTCCCGATCGCGGCGCAGTCCGGCCAGGTCGATGCGTCCCACCGCCACCGGCCAGAACCGGCGGTTGCCGGTCTCGTCCTGCAGGTAGTCGTCGCGGTTGGTCGACGCGAAGAACACGGTCCGGCGCGGCTGGGAGACGCTGTAGCGGCCATAGGCCGGACGGGCGCGGTCGACCTTGCGGGAGGCGAACGCCTTGACGTGCTCGATTTCCGCGCGCCGCAGGCCGGACAATTCGCCGATCTCGTACAGCCACACCCCCTCGGTCAGCTCCTGCTGCTTGCGGTCGTCGACCCCCAGGATGGACTGGTCCGAGAAGTTTTCCGGTCCTGCCAGGATCTCGAGCGCCTCGGACTTGCCTTGCCCCTGCGGCCCCTCGAGCACGATGATCTGGTCAAATTTGGCGCCGGGGCGGCGGGCGCGGCGCACCGCGGCGAGCAGGGACAGCCGGCCGATGGCGCGGTTGAGGTCGTTGTCGGCGGCGCCTAGGTACTGGCTCATCCAGCGGTCCAGCCGCGGCTGGCCGTCCCATTGCAGGCTGTCGAGATAGTCCAGCACCGGGTCGAACCGGCGGGCGAGACACAGCGCCTCGCAGGCGTCCTGGACGTTGGTTTTGTTCGGGTCGAAGCCGAACCGGTAGCGGATGATATCCCGCACCATGGTGGTAACATGGTCGCTCAACTCACTGGAATTCCATTTGTTTATCAGTTCGCCCGCCACCAGCATGCGGTTGTGGAACAGGTCGTAGCGGCATTCCAGCCCCAGCGCTGCGATCGCCACCTTGGCGTTCAGCATGGTCGAGCGTATCTTGCCTTCCTCGGTCATGTCGGGGAAGAAGATCGGCTTCAGGCCGCCGAAGGCCGCCGGCAGCGCCGCAGGCCCGGCGTGGTGTCCATTGAGGCCGGCAGGCTTCTCGCCCATAGGCGGGCTCGCCAGCCCGGCGGAGCTAAGGTTCTGCGGCATTGGCGCCCCGCCATTCCAGCCGTGCTGCTGGGCGAGGTGATAGACGGTCCCCAGCGTCACCCCGGAGCGCTTGAACGTGTTCCACTTGGCTTCTAGCATCCCGAGCGCGTACTTCTCGGGGCAGGTTTGCGACCATTCGTCCCACAGCAGGAAGCCGCGGTCGGCGCCGTTGGCCTCCCACCCGAGGGCCTTCAGCGCCATGCCGACCTGGAACCAGGTTTCATAGCGGTCGGCCGGGATGGCGGATAAGGCTGACTTGAGCCGCATTTCCTCGGGAATTGACCAGATGGCTTTAAGAGACTCGTTTAACTGTTGGGAGATATCCCGTTGCGATCCTTGAAGATACGCTGGCATAGCACCAAGATGGTCAAAACCCTGCCTCCCGGCAGTTTTATTTGTAATCTCATAGCCTTGGCTCCATTGCCTTAACCACTCCGGAAGTAATGCTACGGGTTTTTTGTGCAACCACTTGTATTCATTGCCTGATATATGGCTGGACGGCGCCACGATGATATAGCCGCCTTCCCCTCGGACGTGTACATGGCCCCGGGCCGAAGACCGTACTTCAGGCGAATCAGGGCGTGTTGCATATACAAGGTGATAACCGCGTCCTGTCTGTGCGACCAGCGTCTCAGGGGGTGGACCGTTCGCCGCCACCAGCGCCTTGAATTCATTGCTGCCCTCCTGCCCGTCGATGTCGATGACCACCAGCCCGGAGCCGGTGGCGAGTGCAATATTGGCGTCCGGCCAGCGTGTCCACCATCTCGTTAATTGAACGAGATCGTCGGTGGCGTCCTTGAACCCGCCGCGCGTACGCGGGTGTTTCCCTGGCGACCCGCAATCCGCCTTGCCGCAGCTGCACACTGGTCCGCGGCCGGTCTGAACGATCGAGTGGCACAGGAAAATGCGCCAGCGCATGCGGGAGTATGCGAGAGCCGCTTCGAGCTTTACATTCACTCCCTTACCCCTTGACCATCATCCGAGCGGGATGCTAAAAAGGGGGAGCGGTCGTTGATCCCCCTTGGCGCCGCTCGGTGGTTAAAGGCCCGTCAGCGTCCCCGCGGCGGGCCTTTTTCTGTGCGGAGCACGAACTTGCGCCTGCCGCCGTTGTTTCGTCAAGCGAAATCTAACACGCAATAAAGTTGCGCATTTTTCCGCTTGCACCTCGTAGTTTTTTCTGTACATTGTACCTAAGAGGGGGAAATCATGCAGCCACATTTCAGTGATCCCGAGCGCCCGGCCCTGCTCGACATGCAAAAACTGCGCATGGATCAGGCGTGGAGGAAGGGCGCGATCGGCGATGCGACGTACATCCGCAGCCTGACCTTTTACGGCTATCTGCCGAAGGAAGCGACCACCGAGTTGAACCTGCTGAAGATGGAGAAGCGGTAATGGCTGTTTGGGTTGTCATGGGCAACGATTTTCCGGATTCTGTGTTTTCCAATTCGGCAGACGCCGCCTCTTATGTTGCGCGCATGTATGCACTCGAAAAGAAAAAGCAAAAAGGGTTCGGCCCGCGCATCTACTGGCGCAGCTACCGGTTCGAAGTTGACGGCAAGCGATGAAACCCCACGAAAAAGCAAAGACCTGGCGCGAACGCCGCGACCTCACCCGCGAGCAGTTGTCGGATCTCACGGGGTACTCGGTGATCGCGATTCGAAAGCTGGAATCCGGTTTTCGGCGCCGGGCCGCCGGCGAGAAGCACTCGGAATGGGTGTGGCATCGCTACCAGATGGCCTGCGCTGGCGTCGAGGCGCAGTTGAAGGCGGGGAGGAAATTCGAGTGGTGAGGTTTAACGGCATCGAGATTGATCCCGCCACTTGCGCCATCCGGCATCGCGGACGGGAGTGGAAAACTGTTCGTAAAAATTCGCAAGTGTTTCTCGCGATGGAAGCATTGATCATCGGCGGAGGCATGAGTATGGCGCAACTTTTTTGGCGCGTGTTCGGACACGATCCCGACGGCGGCCCGATGGAAGGCCCGCATATTTTTCTCATTCGGTTTTGCCAGTGGCGCCCCATCTTCGAAAAACTGGATTTGGAACTCCGCCGAATTAAAATAGCTGGCGTTACTTTCTATCAACTCGTTCCGATTCATAGGTTCTGACAATGTCTGACCTCAGTCAAGACGAACTCACCGTCCTCCTGATCGCCTCCAAGGGCGAGCCGATGATACCGATCGGTCGCTGGCGGGAGCCGACCATCAACCTGATCGAGCGCGGCTACATGAAGCCTCGCCCGCACCTGGGTGACCCCACCGGCCACTTCAACAACTACATCACGCCCGAGGGCATGGCGGCAGCGCAGCAGAACGACGCCGACGACGTCCGCGACGCCAATATGCTGTCGCAGTCGGTCCTGCGCGAGCAGCGCAAGATCCGGGCGAATGCCGAGCAGATCGCGGTGCAGCTGGTCGACCTCGCCACGGCGTCGAACAAGGTGACAGGGGATGACCCTAAAGCGGCGCTGGAGAAGTGGGCGAGGCTGATTTTCAAGCGAGCACTGGAGTTGCTGTGATGGCTCGCCGTAAATTAACCCAAAAACTTCTGATGACGACAAGACGCTGCTGACGATTATCCACGAGATGATGCTTGAGCGGGCAAGACAATGAGGTTAGTTTTTTTTGATTGCGAATGTTTCTACGACCGCAAGAGCGGCTATTCGCTTTCATCGATGTCCACTGAAAGTTTCATCCGGGATCCCCGTTTCTCGCTCCACGGTGCCGCAATCAAATGGGATCGAAAAACGTCGACACAATGGTACGATGATCGCGAACTGCGTTACATCGTAAAAAACGAGGATTGGGCCGACATTTTCCTGGTGTCGCATCACGCTCAGTGGGATCACGGCGTGCTCAGCATGCTTTACGATGTACATCCCAAGATGAGTGGCTGCACCCTTGCCATGAGCAGGCTCGTTTTTGGCAATCACCTTTCGGTTTCACTCGATTCAGTGCGCAAGTATTTCAATTTGCCTCCCAAGACGACGCCGTACGGCCAGTTTGAAGGCAAGCACTGGCATGAGATGTCGCCACAAGTTCAACAAGCGTTGGTTGACGGCTGCAAGGATGAGGTCGAATCCAAGGTTGTGATCTTTGAGAGGCTGTTACGCGAGCACAAATTCCCCGTCGCGGAACTCGAAGTTATAGATTCGGTCGTGAAAATGTTCACCGAACCCGTGCTCGACCTCGACACCGCCATGCTGGCGCAGTTGTGGGAGTCGGAAAACACGCGCAAGGCCGAAGGCAATGCGCTGCTGGGTGTCGACGGCGCCGAATTGCGTTCCGCCGAGTTGTTTTGCGGGTTGCTGGAAGCCGAAGGCATCGAGATCGAATACAAGGACGGAAAAAATGCACCGATCCCCGCCATCGCCAAGAACGACCCGTTCATGCGGGATTACCTGCGTGAGCACGACAACCCGCGCGTTCGTGCGCTGGCGGAAGCACGCCTCGCAGAAAAATCCACTTTGCTGCAGACGCGCGCCGAGACCCTGGGCTGGGTGGCAAGTCGCGGACCTGCACCTGTTTATCTATTTTACTCTGGAGCTGGAACGCTACGACCGTCGGGGGGAGACGGATGCAACTGGCTCAATTTCAAACGTGGTTCCCCTATCCGTCGCGCGGTCAAGGCGCCGACTGGATTTTACCTGGCCCCGGTAGACGCCAGTCAGATCGAATGCCGTGTGCTGCACTACCTCGCCGGCGGTCCCAACGATCCCGTCATTGAGCAATTTCGTAATAACCATGATCCATACGTGGATCTCGCCTCGTTCTATTACCAAGAGACGATCTACAAGCCGAAGCCCGACGATCCGCGCAAGACCGAGATGGAAGCCAAGCGCGGCATGGGTAAGCAGGGGCGCCTGATGTGCGGCTACGGTGCCAGCGGCAAGCAGTTCAAGGCTACTGCCGCCTCCGGACAGTATGGTCCGCGCGTCGACATGATGATCGAGGAAGCGAATCGGTTCGTGGACGTCTACCGCAGTAGCAATCCGTCGATCTGCGCCCGCAATACCGGCTACTGGGCACAATGCGAACGGATGCTGGAAATTCTCGCTGCAGGCAACCGTTACGATTTCGGCCCGCTGCACATCGAGAACGGGCGAATTTACATCCAGGACGCTCCGATGATCTACAACACCATCGAGTGGCACTCGCCGGAAACCCCGGATGATCGTCGCGGCTGGCGCGTCAAGAAGCGCGACGGCTGGCGATTTATCTGGGGCTCAAAACTGACGCAGAATATCTGCGAGGGTGTCAGCCGAATGATCGTCAGTCAGGCGATGATCCGGATCAAGAAAAAATACGGCATCCGCACCTTGAACTGGCCTTACGATGAGCTATTGTTGCTGATCCCTCGTAATGGCCGCGAGGAAGAAATGCTTCAACTGTGCATTGCCGAGATGATCGTCGAACCTTCATGGCTGCCCGGCATTCCGCTGGCGGCGGAAGGGGCACTTGGGAAGAGGTACGAAAAATGACCCCAATTATCCGGGATTACAAACTTTGTTACTTAGCGACGCCCTACAGCAAATGGCCGACAGGCATCCACAATGCGTTTGTCGCAGCATCGGCACTAGCGGCAAAGTTGATGCGTGATGGCGTCAAAGTTTACAGTCCGATCGCGCACACACATCCGCTTGCCATCTATGGCAACATCGACGCACTGGATCATTCAATCTGGCTGCCGTTCGATGAATCCATGATGCGGGTCAGCGAAGCGTTACTGGTTGCTCAGATGCCGGGATGGAAAACCAGCAGGGGAATCGCTCACGAAATTGATTTTTTCGAAAAACTGGCTAGGCCTGTTCACTTGCTTCCAGAACAATTTTGTATGGAATTTTGACTGATGTGGACCCTCGTCGATGACGACAACGATACCATCCACGTTCGCGCCTCGCTCAACGTCAAGACGCAACAGGACGAGATTCGAAACCTGATCGCCGCGCTCGAGAAGCGTTTAACCAAGGAGAATCCCCATGGACTTGCCGCAGTTCGATCAGCCACAGCAGCCGGAAACCTCGGCACCATCCCGAAAACCCCGGCGTAAAAAGCGTTTGCCGGTCAAGGCTAAAACCCTTCGCCCTCCGAAAGCCGTGCCGAAGCGCCGCCGCAAAAAACGCAAGGCCACGCCGGTCAAGGCCGAGCACGCCGGCGGCCGGTTCACGCCCGAGGTCTACCGCCTGATCGGCGAGTTGATGGCGCTGGGGCCTGCCTCCCGCTCGCTGGTCCTCGGCATCGTGCAGGGGTTGACCAAGTGAACAACTTCGCCGAAGAACTGAAAGAGTTGATCGACAAGTGGCGGGATCATCCCGGCGTGGTGCTGGCGGACATCGTCGATGATCTCGAATCGGCGGTTGAAAAACTGGTCGAGGAAGTCAATGTCGGTTGAACGCAAAATCGAGATCGTCCACCAGTTTCCTCCTGGCGAACCAATCGTATCGATGGTTCGCTTTCGAGATCGAATCTTGCTTGCGACTTCCTTACGAGTTTACGAATATGTCGATGGAAAAATAAAGCCATTGGAGATCGAGATTGTCCGCGATAGTTGACATCGACATCCCCGACTATTTGCGCCGAACCAAGGATAACCGGATGCCCGAACCCGTATTCAAGCCGATCGTATATTCGTACACGCTTTTGAAAACGGCTGACACCTGCTTGTACAAATGCTTCCGGCAGTACGTCAAGCGCGATCTGCCGTTCGACAAGACCCCGGAAATCGAATACGGCAATGCGGTCCACGAGGCGATGGAATACCGCCTCGGCGGAAAGCCGCTGCCGCAAAATATGATGCACTGGGAGCCGATCGTCGCGGCCTATGCTGAACGCAAGGCCAAGTCCGAGAAAAAAACCGGCATCACCAACGAGTGCAAGCCGACCGGTTTCTTCGACAAGGATGTATGGCTGCGGTGCAAGATCGACGTCACGATGCTGAATGGCGATGTCGTGTTTATTGCCGACTTCAAAACCGGCAACAGCAAGTACGAGGATCCGTTCGAACTTGAAATCCAGGCGCTGACGTTGAAGGCGGCAATTCCTGCTATTACGAAAGTAGCGGGGCATTACGCGTGGCTGAAGGAAAACCGGATCGGACAGGTTCACGACCTGTCCGACTTCAACGCGACGTGGGCCAAGATCAACAACAAGGTCGAGGTGATCGAGGACTGCATGGAATCCGGCGAGTGGCCGAAAACCAAGAACCCGCTCTGCGGATGGTGCGGCGTTTTGGATTGCGAGAACAACCCCAAGAGGGCACCGTGAAAGTCCACAACAAACACGCGGGTACCGCTCCACCCGACGCTTTATATTGCGGACGCGGTTCGATTGCAGGCAATCCTTTTGTGATCGGACGGGACGGTAACCGGGATCAGGTTTGTGACAAGTACGAAGTATGGGCTCCGCAGCAACCGTGGTGGCCGAGTTTTTTAGAACGTGCCCGCGGGTGCGATTTGCTTTGTTTCTGCGCACCACGCCGGTGCCACTGTGATTTCATTTTGCGGGAAGCGAATAAATGACCCCCGAAGGCTGGGAAAAAAAGGACGTCGATGCGTTCCTGAAACAGCTTGGCCCGCAGCGATGCTGGAGCTTCAAGCCGTTCACGGCGGGCTACGGCAAGTCCGGTGTGCCGGATTACTGCCTGTGCGTCATGGGCGCGTTCTGGGGGCTTGAAATCAAGCGTCCGGGCAAGGAGCCGACCGAAATTCAGAAGCGGCGCATGCAGGCTATCAGGGAAGCCGGCGGCCACGCCGTTGCCGGCACCGCCGAGGTCGTGATCGAGGAACTGCGCGGCTGGCTGGCGGTGCGAGGGGTTGTGGTGTGACCGAGCGAAGAACCATAGGGGCCAGCAACAATGCGGCGGTTTTAGCCGGCGCGCGTTCCAAGAACAACGGACGTTACAACGGAAATGGACGTTTCTGGGAAACACCGCCAGAAATTTTTGACCCGCTGCACGTAGAATTCGGGTTCACTTTAGATCCGTGCGCCACTCCCGGAACAGCTAAGTGCCCGCAATTTTTTACCGAAGCGCAAAACGGACTTGAACAAAACTGGTTAGGACATCGGGTATTTATGAATCCTCCTTACGGACGGGAAATCTATCCGTGGACGCGAAAGGCTCGCTACGAGGCTAAAAATGGCGTTCTAGTTGTCGGACTGCTGCCAGCGTCAACTGACCTAGCTTGGTGGCATGACGATATAGTGGGCCATGCGGAGGTTCGCTATATCCGAGGGCGCGTTCGGTTCCTAACCGGCGGCCCCTATCGGGCATCCGGGTTTTTCGCCAGCGTGATTGTTGTTTGGCATCCGTTTCGATGACCTTCTGGCTCGACGACAAGCGCAACCTCGTCATCTATCCCGGCCAGCCCGGCGCCCTCGCGCAATACATCCCCAAACTCGCCGTTTTGTCCCCCACTTTTTTCGCCGTCCCCCGAACCCTGCCCTCCCTGCAGGTAATGGCGTGGTACAACTACCCGGTCCCGTTCGTGATGACGGACGAGAATTATGACTGGCCGATCGAGCCCGGCAAGAAACCGCTGTTCCACCAGAAGCAGTACGCTAATTTCACGGTCCTGCATAACCGGATGTTCAACCTCGGGGATCCCGGGACGATGAAAACGCTCAGTACACTCTGGGCGATGGACTATCTGATGCTGCAGGCCCGCGAACGGTTCCGCTGCCTGATCGTGGCCCCGCTGACCATCCTTGAAACAACGTGGGCCTCGGCTATTTTCAGGAACTTCCTCGGCCGCCGCACGTTCGAAATCCTGACCGGCACGCCCGAGCGCCGGCTGAAAAAACTCGAATCCGACGTCGATGTGTTTATCGTCAACCATGACGGCATCAAGGTCGGTGCCCATATCCGTCACAAGGTCGATCCGAGGATGCCACGGCAGAAGCGGATCGAACTCGACGGCTTCTCGGCCGCGCTCGCCGCCCGCACCGATATCAAGATGGTGGTGGTCGACGAGGCCCACGGCTTCGGCGATCCCCGCTCGGCCCGCTCGGCGGTAGCCGACATGATATTCGGGGTCGGCAAGCGGCCGATGCTGAAGCAGCTCACCGGCACGCCCAACGCCACCGCGCCCACGGATGCCTACGGGATGGCGAAGCTGTCCAACAATGCGTTTGGAAAGTCCTTCACCCGCTTCCGCATGGAGACGATGTTAAAAATCACCGAGTTCAAGTGGGTGCCGCAAAAGGACGGCTACGACAAGGCCCGCCGCCTGCTGACGCCCGCGATCCGGTTCGGCCTGGACGAGATTTGGGACGGCCCGCCGATGACGGTGCAGCGCCGCAAGGTCGATCTGACCGAGGATCAAAAGAAGGAGATGAAGCGGCTCAAGAACGAGTTGCAGGTCATCGCCGCGTCCGGCCACGCCATCAGCGCCGCCAACGAGTCGGCGGCCCGCCAGAAGCTGATCCAGTTGTCGCTGGGTGCGGTGTACGATGGCGAGCATGTTGCGCATCTGATCGACGCCTCGCCGCGGTACCGGGAGCTGGAGGAAATCGTCGAGGCAACCTCCCGCAAGGTGGTGGTGTTCGTGCCGATCACCAGCGTGGTGCATCTGGTGGTCAAGTATCTGCGCGAGACGTGGAAGAAAAAGCAGTTACCGTGGAAGTGCGACTTCATCAACGGCGAGGTCAAGGCGGGCAAGGAGCGCGATGCCGTGATCAAGGCGTTCGTCAGTGACCCCGACTTCAAGCTGGTGGTGGCCGACCCTCAGACCGCCACCGAGGGGATCAACGAGTTCGTGATCGCGGACACCGTGGTCTGGTTCGGCGCCACCGACCGCGCCAAGGCATGGATTCAGGGCAACGCCCGGGTTAGAAGGCCCGGCCAGAAATACCCGTCGAACTGCTTCCAGCTGGTGTCCAACAAACTGGAGGAAGAAATATTCGACCGGTTGGAGAACAACACGTCGATGCAGGGCCTGATGTTGCAGGCGATCCGCGACGGCACTTTTTAGGTTGACAACGATAAAACATGCTCGTAGAAATTACGAACAGAGGACGGGATGAAAAATCACAGACAACTCGCCAGAACCGCCCACGACGTTCGTCATCTTTGCGTCTGCGAAGGCTGCAAAGAATTGGCCGATGACAGAGACACCGTGCAGGGGATGCACCCGAAATGTTTCCATAAGAAATTCGGACCCGATGGGGTTATGGCACTTTCGGATGAAGATCAGGGCAAGTTCCGCATGTGTGACTTGCCCGTCAGTTTCCTGAAAAAGCTGTGGAAGTGAGTCGATGGCAAGCGATGAAAAAGAGACGATTTCTGCATACGACTTCAGCGAGGACGCGATGGGTCTCGGCGATTGGGTGCAGGCCATCGTGAAAGACCTGCCGGACCACGAGATTGTGGTAACAGTTTACGATGAACAGGGGCGCGGCGCGAAGTCCGCCAAGTTTATAAGGGATGAGGATGGTGTCGTAAACCTCGTCATCGAATTCGATCGGAGACTTGGCTAATGCCCCCTCGCAAGAAACCCGCCGAACAACCCGCACCCGCCGCCGGCCACAACAGCCAGGTCACCGACAACGACCTGATCGCCGAGAACCACAAGCTCGAGGACTTGATCAAGGCCGCGACCCTCAAGTTCAACGAGTGGGCCAAGCCACACAAGGACCGCATCGCGGAAATCGAGAACGAAATCCAGCGCCGGCTGCTCGAGCGCGGGGCCGACTCGACCAAGACCGACGCCGGCACGGCTTACATTTCCAACATCATGAACCAGAAAATCGAGAGCGTGGAGACGCTGTTCGACTACGTGGCCGATCACTGGGCCGAGATTGGCTCCGAGGTGAAGATCAGCGTGCCGGTCGGCGTGGTTCGCACTCACATGGAGCAGAACGAAGGCCGTCCACCGCCGGGCATCTCGATCTCGTATTTTTCAAGGCTTAACATCAAACGGAGCTAAAATGACTCAGAACCTGCCTGCCTACCTCCAGCAATACGAAGCCCCTGACGTCGGCGCTGCCCTGTCAGCCAATCTCGGCTCGGCCATGCCGCCGCACGTCTCGATCGGCGGTGGCCGGTTCACCCTGATCGACGCGGGCAACAACGAGATTCCGGTCCCGACCTTCGACCCCGTGCTCGGCGTCTACCTCGACGCCTGTATCGTCGATGTCAACAACGTGATGAGCCGCATCTATTTTTCCGGCCCTTACGACGCCGACGCCGAGGGCGTTCGCCCCGACTGCTGGTCCGACAACGGCATCGGCCCGTCGGTCAGTGCTAACTCCCCGCAGGGCGCGACCTGTCAGCCCGACCCCGAACGCAAGGGCTACGGGTGCTTCTGGTCGGTGTGGGGTTCCAAGATCAATGCCAACGGCAAGAAGGTGCCGGCCTGCTCGGAGAAGCAGAAGGTGGCGCTGCTGATCCCCGGCTTCCCGACCCTGTTCCTGCTGGCGATCCCGCCCAATTCCCACGGACCGCTGCGGGAGTACGTCGAGAAGTGCAAAGGCTCTCAGCCGCCGGTCAATATGGCCAACCTGATCACCCGCATCTCGTTCGTGCCGGGCGTGCAGGGTACCCTCCAGTTCCAGCCGGTGAGCTATATCAGCGAGGACATCGCCAAGCTGCGGCAGGCGGCTTATGCCGAGAAGAAGACCGACGCCTTGGTCGGTCGGCACGACGCGCCGAGGACGGCGGGGATGATCGCACATCAGCCGACCGGCAATGAACAGCCCACTATTCAGTTCAGCGGGCAGCCTGCCCAGCCGGTTGCTTTGCCTGCGCAAGGGCAAACCATGCAGGTGCAACAGACCGCCCCTTTCGCCTCGGCGACTCCTGCCCCGGCTGCGGCACAACAGCCTATGATGCAGACTACCCCCCAAGGTTCGCCCCAGTGGCCAAATCCTTCAACCACGTCGATTCCTCCGAATACTGTCGGCCAAGGTGGTATTGCTCCCACTGCATCCCCTTCTGAGCCCACCCGCCGGCGACGGCGTACCGCGGCCGAAATGGCGGCTGCGCAGCCCGCAACAGGCCAGCCAGCGCCCGCCGCCCCGCAGGCCCCGTTCCCACATCCCGGGCAGCAGACGGCTCCCCAAGGGCAGTTCCAGCCATCCACGGCCCCCGGAGCCCTTCCCGGTCAGCTCGATGCGTTCGGCATGGGGCAGGGACAGCCGGCCGGCGCGGATCCGGCGATCGCCGCCGTGCTCGACAACTTCTTCAAGGGCTGAGTCATGACCCTGCAGAAGCGGCTGAAGCGGATCATGCGGCGGCGGGACATGCGGGTGGCCGACCTCGCCCGCGCCCTCCAAGAGCCCTACACCACGGTCCGGGAGTGGGTGCTGCACGGCCGGCAGCCGGACAAGACGATCGAGAAGCGGGTGGCGACACTGGAGCGCCAGGGTTGATTCCCGAATAAATCTGACATCCGGCATCGGAGGCAACATCGCCATGAAAACCTTAGCAATCATAACCGTCAGCACGGTAACGGTAGCGATGGGTGGCGTCATCGGCTGGGGAATCTACATCCTCTATCAGATGCATGAATTCTGCCCGCATGGCTGCAACTTCGGAGCGACTTGATGACAGACGCGCAGAAGATGAGGGGGCTGGCGGACGAGATTGACGCGGCATTTGAGCGTTTCTTAAATACGAGGAACACCGCAACGCTCGTCATCGAAGAAAAAGCCCTCACCCAAGTTCTATGGGACAATAAAGCTGGCATTGTCGCCGCCCTCCGCACCGCCTCCAATCAGTTGACGGCGGGGACGGGAGTGAGGGAGGCGCTGGAAGCTGTCCGTGACAATCTTGCGGAAGCTATGCACACGGCGTTTCGAAAGGCGTCAGACCACGCGGAGGCCAATACGATCTGGCACGCAATCAAAAGACTGCCTCCCGCCGAATGGGCCAGCATTGTCCAGTTTATGCTTGATGGAATGGGCGTCACAGCCGCCCTCACCGCTCCCGCCGTCTCGGTGGATGTGCGGGCCGTCACCGATGAAATGGTTGAGGCCGCTTGCCGAGCGCGGCACTCGCCGCAGGCGTGGGGTCGTTCGCTTGCCAAAGACAGCATGCAAGCGTGGATCCATTCGCATCGCGAGGAAATGCGGAAAATTTTAACGGCCGCTTTTTCCGCCCTCCCGCCAGCACAGGAGACGAAACGATGAGCGTGACCGAAGAACAAATCCAGGCTGGTGCGCGGGCTATGTGCAGCCTCAACGCAATTCGCCAGTCATCGCAAGTCGAGTTCGCTCGTCTTGACGTGCGCGAGCGGGAACATTGGGAGGATTTGGCGCGCGTCTGTTTAACCGTGGCCCTCCCGCCAACACAACCGTCCTCCGATATGACGGCGGAGCCAGATTTTGATCTCAAGAGTTATAACTGGCCCGAATATCTAAGACAGATGATTGCCCGAACGAATTTGGACGCATTTGATCGTGGCGAATTGCACTTGATCGCGAACACGCTCGAAAAACTGGGCCGCGCTTCTGCCGCAGCACCCCCGCCTCTCGATCCGGCGACGATAGAGGCGGTAGCACAGGCGCTCGCCAACGATGCATGGCATCCGCCTGTGAGCCTTGACGCCCTGTCTAGCTACGAGGCCCGTAAGTTTAGGCGGCAAGCGCGGATCGTTCTGGACGCAATCCGCGCCCTCGGAGGCAGGACATGAGCCTTTGGTACGACATTGCGGGCGAAGGTGCCCGTCTAAAGCGGGATCAGCTTGACCGTGAAATCGGGAAGCTAAAAGACCCGACTGAGCGCGCGAACCTCTCACACACGTTCAGCAAGCTATTTATGTTCTTCGAAGAGGACTTGGCAATTGCGCTCCGTGAAGCCGCACGCAATCCATACACACGCGAGAATCTCCCATGACCCCACCCATCCCCGAGAATGCCGGCGAACGGGAAGAGATCGCGCGGAAGCTGGCCTTATTCTCCAAAGACGAATTGATCGAGGAACTGATCGGCGCGCTGGAACGGGTCGCCTTCCTCGCCCGCAATCATGCCGCTAGAGCGCCAATGCAAGAGGCTGAGGAACAGATTGATGTGCTCGCCGCCTTGCAGATCACGGAAAATGCGGACATCGATTTTCTACTTGCGCAACTCAACCTAAATCTGGATTCCGTGGCGGCTCGAACTGCGGTGGGATCGTTTCGAAAGCAGATGATCCTATGTGCGGTCACGCGCCCTTGGCCAAACCCGCCTGCCGCTAGATCGCTGGACGGCGAGACGATCCAGACGCTTCTGGACTTGCTCAACCCGCTGCACGGCGAGTTGGACAAGCAGACCTATGATGCCAAGATTTCCATGGAGTTCGACACCCCGCCGGACTACGCGCACGATGTTTGTGTTACCGCCCAGCAAGAGCGCGATCTGTGCCAAGCCGTTCTGATCTTGGAAAACCGCCGCACAGCCGTCACGCGCCCTGACGGGGGCCAGCCTAAGTCCTCGGGTTGACGATCGTGTACCGCGAAATGTCCACCTCGTGGATGCGGGTGGCGTGCCCGCCGCTGTTGGCGTCGTAGACTAGCCACACGCTGCCATGCCGGTGCTCAATCAAGGCGATGACGTGATGCGAACGGACGCCGGCGGTGTCGGGTGCCGGCGCTACACGGGGAAACCTGAACCAGTTGGCGGCCAGCCACAACGCGCGAATCGGTGCCCCCAGGAGACGCACCGCGGCGCCGCAACCGCAAAATGCCCGTGCTGGACATCCTGCCGGATGCTCCACAATTTTTGCATCCGAGGACCGGGCGGCAACCGGCTGGCTTCGCCTAGATACGTGCTGGGAGTGAAGCGCGTGTCGCTTGGGGGCCACCCCGCCGAACCCCATCTGCCGGGCCACGTACCTGCCGCGCGCCACCCGCTGGGTCTCCCTGACCGCTGCGACCGTCGCCGGGATCTCGCAGGGCATCGTGATGTTGCACATCGGATGCAGGCCGGAAGGGTGCCGCTGCCGGGCTTCGGACGAGGAAACGAGGCCGAGCAGGATCAGTGCGGAAACCAGATACTTCATGTGATGCTCCTGAAGTAATTACGAACGGGGTAGTTTTCTGAAGGTTATCTCGACCGTGTCGTCCTGCTCGAAATTTACACGAGACTTCAGCAGATTGCAAAGCAGGTGTTCGTCCTGGGAGTTGGGTGCGGATTCGACGGTCAGCAGAACCTTGACAATGCCGTTATGTGCGACAATCGCTGAGCATTTGGCGGCAAACGGCATGTTATTTGCTCGTCGTTATCGGAACCATGATCCGCTGGCGCAAACTTTCAAGCTCGGTACGCAGGGTCTTCACTTCCTCGATGATCGTCGGTGCGGAGCGCCGGTCCTGTTCCTCGTTGCGACGTTCGATGCGATCCATCCGCGCTTCAAGCGATGCCACAATCGCCACAGCACTCGTGCGCCGTAGCTGCTCCCCTTCGATGTGATCGATTCGTCCAATGTTTTTTGTGATATCGCTTCTGATCCACAAAAATTCGGTCGCGACGGTTTTCTTGTACTCGTCGTTGGTCTGGATCGAGGTGTAGAGTTTTGCGAGCTGATCGCTGTCCTTTTCCCGCCCGACTTCCAGCTTCTCGATCCGAGCCGTCTGCGGAATGATGACAACCGAATACAGGCTGCCCATGGTAACGATGATGGCGCTTAGTGCGCCGATCATGGTGCGTATCCAGTCTCCGTTACTGGAACTAGTCGTCATCGCTTACCGCGCCTTGGCTTGCGTCAGAAGGGTCTTCATGTCGATTTTCAGATCGCCGATGCCTTCCTTGACGCCTTTCAGGCTTTCCTCGACGCGGGTCAGCCGCTCGCCTTGCGGGGCGATCAGCGCCACGGTTTTTTCCACGACGTCGACCCGGGTATTGAACTGGGAGGCATACCAGACGAAACCACCGAACTGGGCGATCCCGATGAACACACTGCCGACCAGCCAGACGACGGGTATCCCCCGGTTGACATGCCAATGGCTTTCTGATTCAGCATTCCCGTTGTCGCTGAATTCGTTCATGCGGCGTCTCGGATTTCGTGCCATTTCTCACCTACCCCGGTGGGAAATCAACGATTCTACGCAGGCGCCGTTCCATCGCTATCGGTCTGTGAGGCGATCGCGTCGAACGCGGCATCGACCTGTTTGTCCAGCACCTGCAGGGTGGCCAGCTGGTCGGCATTGGCCGCCGGCGAGGCGCTGAGTGCCGCGATGATGTTCTTGACCGGCTGGTACAGCGAGGCGATCTCGTTGACGATGAACGGCAGGAACTGGGTGAGTGCGTTGAGGATCGAGTCGACCAGTACGACGTTCGCACCCGTGCCCAATAGCGGCAGAAGCTGCTCGATCAGCGAGAGCAGGGCGGTGATTGCAATGGTCATTGGGCGGCTCCTGCGGGGATCTGGGATTTGAGGGCGGTGACCGTCGCCACCAGGGCGTTGTAGAGGGCGGCGGGACCGGCGGTGTTCGAGACGATGTACGGCTCGAGCTGGTTGCGGGTGACGCGGCCGGCGCGCACGGCGGAAACCACGGCCTGCCGGGTTTTAAGGGCACAGACCGACTGGACCGGATTAGCCTTGCAAAACAGCAGGTACTGGGTGGCGCTGGCCTCACCGGCGTCGAAGGCGTTGGCGGCCACGAGTATCTGGGTCGGCGACACCGAGACCCCGGTGACGACCGACCACGCGGTTTGCAGTGAGGCGCAGGCGCCGAGCGACAGCGCAAGCGGGATAATCAGCAGGAGTTTTCTCATTTGGTGACCTCGTTGGCGGCGGTGACGATGGATGTTTTCGCTTCGGCGGGGATCGACGTGTTCGGGTCTTTGACCGCGGCGACCACGGCGGCGGCCTGGCTGGTGACCTTGGCACTGCGGCTGGCGAGTTGCGCCATGACCACACCGATAACGGGGAACGCCACGATCAGGATTTGCCATAGCGACGTCGCCCCATGGACGACTTGGCTGAGCCCGTCGAATATCTGGTTGAAGGCGTCTTTCAGCCCCTGCTGCTGGGAGGCCGACATCAGGCCGATGCCACCCACGAAACCGACGATGATGCTGACGTAATTGCGCCCGGAGGCGAGCAGCCTTCCAACAGTCTCGGTGGATAACGCCATCTGACATATCTCCTAGGTTGTCGGAACCTGCCACAATTACGAGGGAGCGTCTAGCCGGTGCTGCCGGGTGTATCGGACGCGGCGGCGTCGAAGGCGGTGTCCACGTCGGTTTGCGCGGGCTCTGCCGGTGTGGGAGGGGGTGTGTGCGGCGGGGACGCAGGTGGCGGGCCGGAAACCACGGGTGGGGCAACCGGGGAAGGCATCGCAACAGGGGAAGGCACTGCAACCGGTGAGGTACCAGTAGGCAGCGCCATCAGCGCCGCCACGTCGCGCCTGAAAGCCACCATGTCGAAATTGGGATCGTCCTTGCGACCATGTGGTAGGGCATACTCCTTGTGTCCGGCGCACATGATCGGCAGCGCCCCGATGTGTCGAAGGATCGCCGCGCAGCCCCGCTTATAGGCATCCATCTGCACCGCCGGCCACGGCTCGAGCGGGTTGCCTTGGCGATCGCTGGTGCCGATATTCTCGGCCTCGATGCCGATCAGATGGGCATTGCCGTCAGTGATGCCCTGCCAGTTGCCGCCGCCAGCGTGCCAGCCCTTGCCGGCCGCGATCATCCAGTATTGCCCGGAACGGCCCAGGCCGAGATTGCAGAGAGGACCGCCAAGATCAGGGCGACCGTCAATGAGCACGTTGAGATCAGGAAGATCGCCGTGCAGAGGTCCGCAAGTATGGTGGCAAAGAACTCCGAGAACCTTTCCTTCATCGCCATGTCCTCGGTTCTGCCAGCCCGGCACTTCGTTCACGATGAGCCCGGCAGCTCGCAGGATGCCGGGAAGCCACAAGAGAGAGAAAGTCATGCTGTTCATCCCTTATATCTTGCTTGCAGGAACGTCTCTCGAACGCCGTTGAACAACTGGACCGAACCTCCGCTCGAACCATCGCCAGATCGTTCGATGCATGTGAGCGTGTGCGTGCCGAAATACGGAGGCAGAACGATATTGGATACCACGGGAAGTCCGTGGGCCATACCCGTGGTATCGAAATTAGTACTCGCATCGGTGCCGGAAATAGCCGTGATGGTATCCACGCCGATGCCTACCTCGTAAGAAGCCGGGGCCGACGGAGATCCGGTGTTCATGAACACCGCCCGCTGCACCTGCGCGGTGACAGGTTGCTGGGCCAGTCCGACGAAAGGCACGACACTGAACGTTGAATTTTCGCACGGACTGAACAATTGATTAGTGAGGGTGTAGGCCGTGGTAGTGTCGGCGACAATACCGGCCTGCTGGACGATATCGACCTGCCGGTAAGCATTCCACAGGTTGAATGTGCGGCTGGGGCCGTAGGAGAAATACACGGACACCTGCCCCGCAGACGCAGCATCGGTCTGAAACGAACCGAGATAAGTCCCCTGGTACTGGCCGGTAGTGATCGTCGTGCTCGAAGAAACCCGCGCCGTCATCGAAGCATCGTTGACCAGAATGCCGCCGTAATGGGTTAGCCGGCGGGTTACAGGCGCCGTTGTTGTGTTATACTGTATCTGAGCGATCCACACGTTGAAGCCGGGAGTTACGACGTAGGGATCGCGGTCGAAACAAGTCCTCCAGTATTGATAAGGTTGCTGGTTGCCCAGCAGGATGGGCAAGGTATAAGCCGCTCCCATGGCCGCGTCGTTAATCCAATTCAACGACATCAGATAAAAATTGGTACCGTCCGACGAGGCGTAGGTACGGATATCCATCACGCCGATATTGCCCATGACGAAATGGTCGGTCGGCGCCGTTACAGTCGTACTGGTGACAATTTGAGGCGAACCGAAGTTCTGCCCGAGGCAGTTGGCGAGTCCCGCGTTGGCCGCCACCGTGGCAGAAGTCGTGCCGCTCTTGACGACAATACCGTCGAAAGCGGCGGTCGGCCGGGTCCACGCCGTCGGCGTCGTACCCGTAGTGATTGTGGTGTTGTTTGAAATCTGCGACGTGGTCGGCAGCATGCTTGCATCCCACGCCCGGGTGGCGAGCACCAGCGATCCGCTGTTGATCACGGCGAACACGTCGAAGATGCTGTTGGCGGGCCAGCTGGCGGACCCGCCTAACCCGAGCGAGATGCCGACGTTATCGGCTGCCGGACAAGTGCCTCCCGATAGGAAGCAGTTAAGAGTCCATGCCGACCCGTTATAGACCGGCACGAACTGGCCGTTGTCCGGTGCCAGGTAGATCGTTTGACAGCCGACGCAGTCGGCACTCATGTAAGGCTGCCCGGATACCAAGGTCAGCCGGCCACCTTGCGAGTTAATAATGGTGGGATCGACCGACAACGTCCCGGTCGTGGTGATGGCCCCGCCCAGCAATCCGACACCGCCCGTGACCGAGGTAACGCCAGTGCTGGCGATGGTGCATGTGCCACTGGTGGTGATGGTGCAGGTACCGGTGACCGAGATGCCGGTACCCGCTGCGATCGTAGCACTGGTCACCGTGCCGGCATTACCTGCCGAGAACTGCACGAAAGTCAGCGCGTCGGTGCCGACCGTAACCACGGTCGATTGCAGGGTGTAGGACGCGTTGATGTTGGCCGAGCCGGCGGTGACGAAAGTATACGAGCCGACCTTCATCTTCGCGGCGGTGTCGAAGTAGGTAGCACGGGTCAATACCCACGGCACGCCGCCGCCCGCAGTGGTGACCTGATAAATGCCGTTCTGGAAAGTCGACACCTGATTCTTGACAAGCACGACATCGTTGAGATTCGCCGTGGTGCCGTCCACGGTAAGCGTTGTGTTCGACCCGGCGGTCAGCGTGGCGCCGACACCCAACGTGCCGTTCGCATAGGTCGGTGTGTTCGGCAACACGGTAGCCGTAGCCAGGCGGCTGGGAGCCAGGATGTTGAGGCCGCTGGACGAGGCATCGACGTAGGATTTGATTGCGACATCGCTGGCGTTGACCGGGGTTGGAAACCCGGTCGCCGTGCCGCCGGTAAAAGCTACGGCGTTGGCATTCTGTGTTGCTACTGACCCGAGGCCGAGAGCGGCACGGGCACTGGCGGGGTTGTTGCTTCCGGTGCCACCAGAAGCGACGGCTATTGGGGTGCCGTTCCAGACACCTGTCGTGATGGTGCCGCTGTTAACCGCAAGGCCGCAGTCCTGCAGCAGCCCGGTGGTGTTGACAAAGCACGGCACGTCGCCGGTCGTGAACGGCGGGTTGCCGAACAGAAACGAGCCGCCGCCGGTCGGGATCGTGACGATAGTGCCATTGATGACGTACTGCAGGGGTTGCGGGGCGGCGGTGCCGTAGTTCTGCACGCTGATCGTCGCGGGGCCGGTGGTTGAGGCCGACAGGCAAAGCTGGTTGCGTCCCACCGCGGTCTGCCGTTGACTCGACACGCAGAACCCGGCCCCTCCTTCGTTGGTCACGCCGATCGATGAGATCGGACTGTCGGCGGCCGAGGTGCCGGCACCGATCACGCCGGGGGTCACCCACACCGGGATCTGGTTGCGGGTGATCGTGCCGGAATACTGGACGTTCTGTGCGAGCGCCGGGGCTGCAAGAAGCAACGCGATCAGGGCAAGGATTTTTTTCATCGTCACATTCTCAGGTTCACGCTGAATGCATTCAGCGAATTAGTGTCAAAGGTATTGGCATTTGCGCCTGAGTTGGTTGCTTCATTGGCCGAAAGCACATGCAAACCGACTTGAGGTGCGCCAATATAATACGCAAATTGCCCATAACTTGGGGTAGTAGATGCAACATCATTAGTTGCAATAAACCTTTGGGATGAACAATTTGAAGTTATGTCTAGTCCTATACAAATCCAATTTCCCGCTGCAAGAATGGTAGCGAGTGTAGTTTCTCCAGCATAAAACGCAGAAACCCCATCTTCTGCCAACCCGGAAATAAAACTAACCTGATTACCTGCCGAAGCCCTCGCCTGCCGAACGGTATTAACGGCATAGGTGTAAGAGGCTCCGCTATCCGTTACTGTTGTCGCCACGTTCACCCGGTTGTACATATTCCACACGCCGAGCAATCCGGCGGTGCCGCCCGAGGCCGAAGCGCCAAGGGTCCAGCTGACCTGCCCGTTAGCGCTGGAATAAACCGTCCCGAGGTAAGTGCCTTGGTTAGCGCTTACCGGACCGTAGTTAGTGGCTCCGTTGAAGCAATTGGTGATCGAATTTTTATTGGTGATGTAAGGCCGGGTTATACGATCCAACTGCGTGTAGCCGGTGCCGCGCGCAGTGTTTGAGCCGGCGGTATCAGCAGACCAGCCACCACCGCCGCCAACCGCTGCCGACATGGCCAAGCAGATTTTATTCGCCCCGCCGGTAACCCACCATACGTCGTACACGTTGTTGTTGACCACTTGCCCCGCACTGGCGGCCGACACCATCGCGTCGGTGACCTCGCACGATGCAACGGTGTCGAGCGTGTCAACCGTGCCGTTGAAGTAGGGCACGGTGTTGCCGAGGTAGCAGTCGTAACGCAAAGTGGTTTGCGCGGAGGCCGTCGCCGTCATCACCGGGGTGTTGGCGGTCAGGGTCAGGCGACCCTGCGCGGTTATGACGCCGAAGCGGATGTCGTTGCCTTGTGCGCAGGTGCCGCTCGCCGTGCCGAAAGCCGAACAGGGCGCGGTGGGTCCGACCGCCTGCCCCTGCTGCGCTTCAGCCGCTCCTGCAAAAAAAAGTAGTAACCCCGCAATCAGCCGGATCATTTGAAATCCCCCGCGATAAAGGCGTGGGTAGAAGCGGTCTTGGTAAAGCACCCGGTGGTGCTGACGCCGATAACGATGCCGGTGCCGAAAGGAAGCCCGGCGGGAAAGGCCGCGGAAAAACTCGTGCTGCCCGAAGCCATGGCGTAGCAGCGAGCCGGCGTGACCGCGCCGTCCACCGGGGCCGTCGTGGCGTTGTAGATCATAATCCACCACGCGGCGGCCGACAGCGTGGAATCCGCCGACACGTTGAATGAATAAAGGCTGGAAGCCGCGTTGTTGACCACGAGGTTGGCGGCAAGCGCCGAGGCCGCTGTGTTGGCGGTCGTTACCGCCGAGACCGACAATGCGCCGCCCGAACTGACGGCAGCGCACCTCCACGGATTGGTCGGGTCGCATATCCTGATCTCGTTACGCCCGGTATCGCCAACCGTTGTCTGATTGACGGTCAAAAGTGCGGTAGAAGTAGGCCCGGTGCCGGTATTGGCGATTGCCGCATGGGCGACGGGCAGCGTGTTGACGTTCGGTCCGGGAGCGCCGGTGATGGTGAACGCGACGATATTGTCGATGCCGTCGATCGCCCAGTAAGTGTTGTCCCCGCGGAAATAGATGATGTACTTATGGACGCCATTATCTTGCGGCTGGGCCACTTTACCGATCAAACCGGACGCGCAGCCCGAGGTCGTCGTGCCCGTGCCCAGCGGGCCTCCATAAGGATTTGCTGACAGGCAGGCGACGGACAAGTCGGCGATGACCGTCTTGGTGCCGGCGGCCAACGAGCCCGCACTGGCCGACATCACCGCGCGAAGATGCCCGTCGGTGCCCAGTTCAAATCCGACCGCATCCGCGTAGGGGGCGGCAGCGGTGGGCGCTGCCGGGAATGTAGCAAAACCCCAGAACCTGACGGCGTTCAGCAGGACCGGAAATTCGAAGTTGTTTTGCTCCTGGAAAAAATTCCACGAGGGGTTCTTGCCGGGGAACGAGAACTGCGAGGATAAAAGCGACCACCCGCCGGCCGTCGTGCCCGAGCCGAGCGCGGTAAAACCTACTGCGTTCGAAGCTGCGGTTGCATTGCCCCCGCCGCCAGTGGTGGGCGATGTCCATTTCGCGGTGGTGTCCAGCGTGCCGGTGCCGAAATCGTCCCAGAACAGTTGCGTCGGTTCCTGCGCCACGCGCGCCGCGGCGCCAGGGGCGGAAACACCTTGCGCGATGCCGTTGAGAGAAACCGACGTCGTCGGCAGCGGCGACGAGGTTTGACACGGAGTCCACTGGTACGGTGGCGAGGCCGGATTGACGACGCAGTACATGTTGACTTGCTGCGCCGACGCCGCCCCGATCCACGGCAGCGCGAGGATAAAACCGAGCGCGAGGCGCTTGATAAATCGTTTCATTTCCGCCTCACGATGTAGTTGGCTGCCAGGACAAACAGCGCGAAGATCGAGTTGTGGACGATCTGCTGCGGGTTGGGATCCGGGGTCATGCGCCAGAGCCACCATGCACCTATGCAGGTGATCAGGGTGAACAGGTCGGCTGCCGCGGTTAGCGCCCGCTGGCCGAGTGCCTTCAGCCCGATCTGGAGCATGGCGACGGCCACGCCGTTATCGACGGGCGGTGCGGGCTTCGGTTCGGCCTCGGTGCCGCCGACCACCTCGAAGCCCGGATTGGTTTGCGCCATGGGTGTACTCCGTCACTTGACCGCGTGGATATTGCTTCGGAAATTGTCGAAATTCGGCAGATCGCCGTCCTCGGGATCGCCCTTACCCGCGTTTTTCTTCAGCAGGGCGTAGTAGGGCATCAGCGCCTTGAAGGCGTCGAGCCGGTCCCCGAACGCCTTTTCCGCCATATTAGCGTCCTGGGCGAGCTGGGCCGCCAGTTTGTCCATCTCGTCGGTAAAACCGGTCATTGCGACGGTCCTGCTCCCTGTACAGCGGCTTCACCGGCGCCGGCTCCAACCGCCCCGCCTTTCTGTAGCACGGCACTGATGGACGCCCTAACCGCTTCCCGGTCCTCTTTGGAGCCGGTCAGGCCGCGCTCGAGCCAGCGCAGCAGGGCGGGCGAGGTCATCATTTTTCGCACCACGGAATAATAAGTGCCTAAAGCTACACGGGCTACGGGAGGAACTGCAAGGCTGGCAGCAGCTCCGACAGGTCCACCAAGGTAAAAACCTCCTGCGGCAAGCACTGCCCGCGATGCAGGGTGTTCGATTTTTGCAAACGCAGACATGCTGCTTCCAGCGCCACCTTTGTTAATGTTTTCAAGCAAAAACGGCATCTCTTTGGCCAGCGTGCGCGCTTGGCCGAGTGTAACCCCGGGAAACATAATCTGTTGTATTTCTTCCGACACGCCTGCGAGTGCTTTATCTGCGCGCATAGTGCTGCTGGTCAGCAGGCGCTTGGCCCACACCTGCCGCAACATCTCGAATTCAGGCGACTTCTCGCCGAATTTGGACGCAGCGGCCAGGATCAGGTCTTCGGAGCCGAGAATCTTGTCGACCGCCTCCGACGCGCCGGTGGTCGGGTTGTAGAGGAAGCCCAGCGGATCCTTGCGGCGTTCGGCCGCCATTTTAGATGCCTCCCGCTTGTGCTCGATCTCGACCTTCTTCATCTCCTTGCCCAAGGCGCCGAGGGGATCGCGCTTGGCCTCGGCCTTCGCCACTTCCTCGGCTTGCCGTGCCCGCGCGATCACCTGTGTGACGGTATCGCCGGGCCGCACCGGGATATCCAGCCGCCCATCCAGCATCTCGATACGTCGCGCCTGCTCCAGCAGTTTCTCAGATGCCTCCTTGCCGTGAACCACTTCGAGCACATTGTTGCGGTGGCGGGACAGCACCTCGCGGGCAAAAGTCCGGCCGTCGACCACGCCGGGGGTCAGCGACTTCGATGCATCCAGCATGGCCTGCATGTCGGCTGCCTTGACACCGGCCCACAGGTTCGGTCCGACCTTCTCCTTGATCGCGGCGGTCAGGTCCGACTGCCCGGATTTGACGACGACGTTGTAGAGGTTGGCGGGATCGGCGGGTTCGCCGGCTTCCAGTCCGCGCATCACCGCCTTGACCTGCTGGGCGTTGAACAGCTTTATGTTCTCGCCGTACCACTTATCAGCATCTTTCAACAGCTTCGACGCTTCCAGCAGTTCGGGCACGGCATCGGCATCGTGCAAAATGCTGTCCACCTTGCCCGCGAAGAACTTGTAGGTGCCCTCGCGGATATCGGGGGTGAGGTCGCTGTAGTTGATGTTCGAGCGCATCTGCGATCGCATGTTGTGCAACTGGCCGAACGTCGGACTAACCGGCTCCTTGATCCACTCGCCGGTCTTCTCATCCTTGACGCCCGCCAGATCGCGCAGCTTGCGCACGATATCCGGATATTTCGACTGGAAGTCGGGAGGCAGTTGCTGCAAAAACTGCTCGGCCTGATGCGGCAGGCCCTCGATATTTGGCAAATGCCCGCCAGCAGCCTGGTCGGCAGCGTCATACATCTGGGTGGCGCGTTCGCCAACACCGCGGCGCAACGCGATCAGTTTGTTGCCGACACCCTGCCAGAGATCGCCGGCGTTGACGCCGGAGTCGGCGATCTTCATCCCGGTCTTGATGTCGGTCTCGATATCCTTGTAGCCGGCGTCGATCACGGCCTGCGCCGCGGTGCGGGCTTCCTCGGCCGCTTTCAGCACCGTCTCGCGCTGGGCGATCTGTCCGGGCGTGCCGGTCGAAGCGGCGGCTTTCTTCGCATCCAGCGCCGCCTGCATCTTGGCGTCCGCCTCGGACAGTTCTCCCAGCGTCCGGCGCATCAGCGCCTCGCCGGCTTCCTTGGTCGGCACGGCGCCGAGGGGCTTGGTCAGTGACCCCGGATCCTTGATGCCGAGGGTGTTGAGAATAGCGCCCGCCGATTTCTCATAATGCGCGGTCGCCGACTCCAGCAACGGCTGATTGGTGTGGAACGCGGGGTCGAACACCTCGACCACGTTCTGCAAATGCGGAGCTTCCTTGGCCCATGCCGAGGGCGGTACCAGCACGCCTTTGTTGGCAAGGCTGGAGGCTTGCGCGAGGTCTTCTTTCCCGGCGCCAAGGAATGAGCGGGCAGCCCCGGGAGCTGCGGCGCTGGCGGCCGAGATGCCGGACTTCAACGACGGCACCACGGTCGAAATGCCGCGGCCGACGCCGGCGCCCATAGAGCCGCCAGCAGCCGCCAACCCCATTTCAGCCATTTCGTCCCAACGGGAACGATCTAGGGTGCCCGAAAGCCCCATAATTATGTCGTTAAATCCTTGCCCCAGCATCGCGCCGGTGGCGCCGCCTACCGTCGATCCAACAAACCCGCCCTCTAATCCTCCGGCGATTGTGCCTGCAACAGGCACAACTGAACCTGCCGTTGCGCCTCCTGCTGCGCCAGCCGCACCTCCCCCAAGAGCACCGAGAATTGACAGTATTGTTGGAGCAGTTGCGCTAGCAACAGCGCCCGTGACTTTCGATAGTCCTCGGCCTGGTTTACGGAGCACGCCATCGCCATCCTCCACGTAGAATCCGCCAGATGGATCTTCCTTTACCTTATTAGGATATGATCGTTCAAGCGCTTTCTTGCGTTCCTTGTCGTTGACCCCCATGTCGAACAGGGTCTGGGCGGTGAAATCGATGCCCTCGTATTTCGGCTTGGTGCGGATTTTTCCTTCCGGGTCGGCGTACTCCGCGCCCTCGGCGATGCCCATGTAGTCGGACTTGTTACGAATCGGCTTAAAGCGGTGCTGCCCTTGTGGATCGAGGTACGCCGTGCCGTGCTGCACGCGCTCGTAGTCTTCCGGCGAACTCACTTTCGGCAACTGCGGTGCATGATCCTCGTGGCCACCGACCGCTTGAACGGCAAGTTCTCCAGCATCTACAGGTCGAAAATCGAAATCAAGATTCTGGGGCATCAGGGCTTCACCAGATAGGCGCCTTCTTCGGGCGGGTACGCACGCCGCCATTTTTTCCCCTGAAATTCAAAAGTCTGTCCCCCCGGAATGCGACTGTTAACGGCGTGCGCAAAAGCGCGTTGAGAAGGTGTCCCCTTCGGATCGAACACATCAGACACGCTTCCGTAAATATCTGTTTTTCCTGCTTCTGCGTACTTCGCGCCTGGACGAATCGGGTCGGGGTCTGCATCAGATAACACCTGCCCTGCACTTGCATCCGATCTCGGGCCTGTACTACCACCCTTCACCGGATCCCTGAGCCACGGGGCATCTTTGCCGGTATCTTCCGACTTCGCGGGTGGCGGCGATGACCCGCCCGCACCGCGCGCCTCCAACTGCTGTTTGATCGTCTTGAGAAGCGGGCGCAGCTCGGCATAAGCCCGTGCGGTGTTGGCGGTCGTGTCTCCAAGGTTAAGCCCTGCGATGATGGTCTGGATTTTCGACGCTTCCGACGACAGCGGACGCCCGTTGCGGTCGTTCAGCGCCGCTGGCGCCCACTCCTGCAACTCGGCCACGTAACGCTCGAACTGCTTGCGGTCGGTCTCGTTCGATCCGAAGATGTTGCCGACGACTTCCGCCGGGCGCGTGATCTTACCGCCGAGGCCAGTCAGCGCATTGTGCTTCTTCAGTAGTTCCTCGACCTTGTCGATGGTGTGATCCATGTTGGTGATGCGGTCCTGCTTGCCGCGGATCGTGTCGAGATTGGTTGCCGTCGGTGCGGTGGTCGCGATCTTGCGCTCCTTGACGTACTTGTCGCGGTCGGCTTCCAGTTTTGCCTCGTCCCAGTCCGGATGCTCCTTGGCCATCTGCTGCTTGTGCGCCTCGGCATCGCGGTTGATGACGCGCTCGTTGGTCAGCGAGGCCCCTGCGCCCGAGCCGGTAGCGCCCGGCGGCCGGTAGGTCAGCCCGAACTGCTGCAGCAGCTTCGCATCCTCGTCCGGCGGGATCGCACCGTCGTGAGCATCCATGTAGGCCTGACGGGCCTCCTGGTAGCCCTGGATGTTCGGCGCCTTGACGCTGAATTTCTGATGTATCTCGGCCAGCCCGTCAGCAATTTCCTGCGGGCTCTTTTGCATGTTCGCCTGCATGTACCGGCCGACCGCTTCCTGCTCGGCGGTGCCATACTTGCCGTTGGCGTCGTACACCCGCTGGATTTGCGCGGCCAGCATCATCTTGTCCTGCACGGGATCGCCGGTCGCCGGCGGATTAGCCTTGATCGCATTAACGGCGGCCTTTTGCACGGTATGCAGGTCAATGGCGTCGGCCGCCTTCATCATCTGCTCGTTGGCTGTCGCCCGCGCCGTCTGCAACTCGTAGATTTCCTTGATCATGCCGTGCTCGGCCAGCATTAGCATCTGGCTGTCACCGAACTTGGTTGCCGCGTTGCGGAATTTGGCCTGAGACGCCGCCATGTCGGCGGTGCCGAGCGACAGCGCGTCGTTATAAAGCTCGTGCTGGGTCTTGAATCGCTGGTCGGCCAGCTTCACGTTCTCCTTAAACGCATCATAAGCCCGCGTGTAGCCGGCCTCGTTGCCCTCCTTGATCGAGTTGATCGCGCCCGCCATGCCGTTGATGGCGTTTTCCATCGGGGCCTTGGTGAAGGCGCTCGCCACCATGGCGAACAGGCCGCCGGCCGACCCAAACCCCTCGATCGGGTTGGTCTCCCACTTCTTGTGTTCCTTGTCCGCGTCCCATGCCTTCGGCATCTCGGACGCCGCGACACCTTCTGCCTTGAACGCCTGCTCGCGGCGGGCGCGGTCCTGCGCGGACTCGGCGTTGAACTCGCCCTCGAGCTTGGTATCGCTTCCGACCTTCTTGCGCTGCAACTCGGTCAGGCTCGACACCAATCCGGACATCGACCGGTCGTCGGAACCTGCCAGATCGGCGATGGCGGGGGACGGCTGCCCGGTATCCTGCGGCTGCGTGTCGGCCATGCGTTACCCGATCGTGACGTTGGTGCCGTTGATATTCGCCGACGACTTACCGTTCAACGCCGATGCCAGCGTGGCGATCGCCTTGCCGGTGTTCGCCGCCTGCGCGGTGTCGTTCTGCACCAGGGTCTGATAAAGATTCCCGGACAGTCCAGCTGCCGACTGGCCTGCACTGACCAGCGAGCTGCCGGACGAGAACAGGGTCTGCGCCACCTGCGCCTGCATGCCCGGCCTCGAAGCGTCGATCTTGGCCAGCGTGGCGGCCAGCGCCGTGTTCTGCGTCGGGTCGGTAGGCAGGCCCTGCTGCGCCGCGTTCGAGATCGCCGTGGTCTTGGCATCCTGAATCGACTGGTCGACGATCTTCTGGTAATTCGGCGGCAAGGTGCCGTCGGTCATGTACTTCTGCAAATCCGTGCCGCTCGCGGTCAGCTTGTTGCTGTTCGCGGTGGCCTGCGCGGCATCCGCCGACAGCGCATTCTGGTTCGCCGTCTGCTGCTGACCCTTGAAAATATTGTACCCCAGTCCGCCCGCTCCCAGTGCGACGCCGAGGGGATTGTTGGTCAGTGAATCCATGGTTTTCGAGCCAGCATTGCTCAGCATATCGGAAATACTGGTTGAACCGCCGGCCGGCGTACCGGTAGGCGACCCGCCTCCCGCGCCGTTGCCGGGCACGCCTGCGGCGGTCGCATCGGTCGGGGCAGTCACGCCGCTGGGCGCCGATACGCCTGCCGCACTGGCTCCCCCCGGATTGACGCTGGGCGTTCCCGCGGGGTTCACGCCAGCCACAGGCGCGGTGCCAGTGTTGAACACCGAAGACCCCGGGGCAGCCGCGTTCGCATTGGCGACGTTCGGTGACAGGGAGGACGAGGACACCCCGGGAAAAGCACTGGGGTCACCCGCTAAACTGGAAATCGACGGAGTGCCGGTAATGCCGCTGACACCGCTGGCGAGCCCGGTATCGGCTGCGCTGGTCAGCGCAGTGTCCGCCGCAGCGCCCGAAATACCGGGCGTTAGGGCCGCGGCACTCAATCCGGATGCCGCTGGGGCGGCCAAGAAATCAGCCGCAGTACCCAAGGCTCCCAATCCCCCGGCTCCTGCAGCATCGGCCAGCCCGAGCCCGCCGGCGCTGGCCAGGGTGCCTTCCAACCCCGTCGCACCGCCAGCCAGTCCTGCACCGGTACCCACGATATCGGCAATCCCCCCGCCGGCCGCGCCGGCGCCGACATCCGCCGCGGCAGTACCGAGCCCCGCCGCTGCATCGCCCGCGCTGCTGAACAGGCTAGTTAAAAGTTCGACGCCGCCAGCAAACAGATCGCCCATGGCACACTCCTACAACACGATGGTATACACCAGATCGTGCAAAACTCCACCCAGCCGCTCGAACAGCACCCCATGGCTATTGTCGGCCTTGGTCCTGAAAGACACGGTATGGACGCCCAAGGCCCGCATCGCCTGCGCAGTTTTCGCCAGCATCTGGTACCCGACAAGCCCCTTGCGGTGTTCGGGCAGGATGAAATGGATGTCCTCAGTCGCCCGCTTCAGTTTCCGGTAGTGCAGATCGAACGCCATGAACATCACGATGTACCCGACAAGGTCACCATCTTCCCGCGCCGTCATCACCCAGAGCTTACCGGCCTTCTCCATGCGGTCGTAGGCCTCGAAGTCGGGATCGAGTTGCTGCACATCCTTGAACTGCGCGATTTCCTCATAGTGTCGTCGGACCACATCCATGCGATCCCACACCGCACCGATGGTTTCGACGGCGAACTCAATCATGATAGCACGGTCCTACAAAGCAGCCTCCGAACAGCCGCCATAGCATCCATAAAAAAGTCCCGTCGATTAGCAAGACGATTGCAAGCACTTTGAGGTACATCATCACACCCTCGCGTGGCTGATCTTGGTGTCGAACAGGCGGCCGAGACGAACTTCGATCAGCGACTTCGGCACATCGCTGTCCTCGCACACGAAGATGCGCTCGGCGTCCAGTCGCTTCGCCCACTCCTTGAACATCAAGTAGAAATCGGCCGCGGCTTCGAGCTGGGTCTTGTCCTCGCGGTGCTCGACCCAGACAAACCGTTCCTGAATGAACTTCACCGGCTTGATACCGGGGCTTTGCACGACCTGCGCCAGTGCAACGGCGTGGTCCTGATACAGAAACGTGTGCTCGTTGCTGGTCAGCAGGCCGTTCAAATAACCCGCCACCTGCCGCTCCGGGATATCCGGCAATTTCATCGCAAACCGCTTCATCAGCCACGGGCCGTGACGTGACAGGTCCGCCAGTTCGAACCGGCGCATGAAGGCGGGTTCGCGGGGTTCGATCTTCAATGCTGCTTCGCTCACTAGCCGATCTCCAATATGTTCGATGCCTGGACATGCTCGTTGGCATTCAGCCAGATCCAGCCCGCCAGCAGGTTCTGATCCTTCCAGTCGATGCCGGTCAGATCCTGCCCGCTAATTCCAAGCAGTTGGTTCTGATTATCATGCATGACCTGATGCTGATACTCCCACTGGCCGGTGTCCGCCGGATTGATCTGATCCAGGGGGTACTCCGGAAGTGCCGCCTTGACCAGTTCATAAAGCCGCCGGTTGATGTCCCGGTGGTGGGCCATGTGCGCAAACGCCCATTCAGCCCGCTCGGCATCGGTCGAAGGGACGTTGTAGAGGTCGGCCAGCCCGCTCAAATTGCGTCCCCGTTTGTGACATGCCCGTGCCATTTACACCCGCCTAAAAGCTGTACGCTCCTTGCGGTGCCCGGAGGATCGGCATTCAAAGTCAAATCTCCATACCCTGTCCCGTCCATTTTCCAGCGGCCCGGGTTCGGGCGCGCTTCTTCAGGAACTCCTTTCGACCTAGACCAGCAAATTACGCCATGCGTTCCAACGCTTCCGCCCTTATCAACAAAACATTTTGGGCATAAAAATTTAATTCCCTGCGCCTCGTTCAACGTATCGACGTGCTTAAAAAACACAGTGCCGTCATCACGTTTTTCGTACTGTATAAACTGGGGATCTAATTCTGTAAGCCTCACGGCACCGTCCTCCACGCCGCCCACCGGTACAGCCCGCTGTTCGAGGCCAGCGAGGCCGAGGCCGCATTCAGCAGGCGGATATTGAGGGTCGCCACCGACGCTACCGAACTGAGCGACCCCACCGCCGTCACCATGGCGGAAAAATCGACGCCGACGGCGGCAAGCGATGGCGGGGTGACCTGCACGAAATCGCCGACTAGGGGAATGTTAGGCGGCAGCCCGGTCAACGTGAATGTCTGATCCTGTGACGACCAACCGGCCGTGGCAGCAAAGGTGATGCTGACCCCGCCGGACAGCAGGTTAGTGATCGTGGCGTTGCTATTGACCTGGATTACCGCCGGATTGATGCGCGTATTCCATTGTGCCGTGTTCGATATCAGATGAAAACCGCCGGCGCCGCTGTTCAGCGCCGAGTCATAAACCAGTGTGAAGGCATTGCCGATAACGATCTCGCCGCCGGACAACACCTGCGGGCCAGTCGGCGTGTCCTTGTAAACATTCAACGCGCCGGCCGTCCCGACGTTCGCCGTCGTCGCTGCGGTATTTGTCGCGGATGCCACTCCGGAAAACGACATGCCCTGCGTGTATGCCGCAATCGTAACGGTCGGTACTAGCCCGGCAGCATTCTGGGTCAGCACCAGTGTGTTGGTGCCGGACACGCCGCAAGGAATCGGGGCCTGCGCACTCAGCGTCGTGAAATTATTATCCAGCGCCGACAACTGATCCGGACCCGGACTGTTCTGGAACTGGGTAATGCTGAAAGCCATGTGCTACCCTCGATACCCGGCGATCTCGGCCTTGATCATCATCGACACGATGGCCATGTCCGCGGCATTTGTCGAGATGGTAAACCCCGATAAAGCTCCGTTCTGGACAACAGCATCCGGGGCAAGCACCGAGTAGCCCCCGCCATTGGATTGCCACGGGATCGCGGCGCCCAGGTTGTTAAGCCACGTCACAATCTGTCCGGAATTATTGACCCACGAAACGACCTTCGGAAACACGATTGTAGGGTTGGTATTTGAACCAGTCTCGTTGTCGATCGACACGTTGATCGTCGGACTTAATCCGCTGTAAAACTGGACGATGCCCCACAGTCGCGTCACAAATTTCGTCAGCTGGTAGCCACCAGGCTTGTCCCATAATTTGCTTTGTGCGATCTTCTGGAACGCCGTGGATGGCTGCGCAAACAGCGGATAAATCGAACTGCCATTGGTTCCGTAGGCGGTCAGCACTGAGTTTATTTCCTGATGCTGAATGTAGATAAGCGAGATGTCCTGCGTCGTCGCCCACCATATCTTGCCGTTCCACAACAGTAGTTTATTAACCTGCTGCCCGCTGACGGGGTCGATGATCGGCAGCAACAATATCCAGCATTTTTTTCCGAAGATAATCGCCTTCGCCGCCGACGGCCTGATGTTGCCGAAATTCGGCACGGTGTTGTAGATGCCGTCCAGCATCTCGCTGATCTTGGTGACCGCGCCGCCGTAGGACACATGTGCCCCGAACGCATTGGCGAACACGATGTTGCGGCTGAACACGTCAACCGTCGCGGGCCACGACGTACCCACTTCCGGATCGGCGTTTTGGTTGGTGAACGTCGTAACCGGTGGCGACCCGGATGTCTGCACGCCCGAGATATAATTGATCGACGAGTCGGCGATCAAATAAAGGAAGCCGTTGGTTTGCTTTAACTGTGTGAACCGCGCCCGCAAAAAGCTGTCGGTGGAAGTGAAGTTGCCGCCGCCGTTAGCTGACGAAAAATCAATCACCGACCCTGGAGCACTGTATGTGATCGTCGGCCCGCTAGTGATCCAGACCCGCCCTGCATAAATTTCGACTGCGGTCCCGTTGATGGCAAGCGGTATCGTGCCTCCCGGAAAAGATTGTCCGGGAGAATAAAAATTGCCGCCTCCCGACCAGATAAAGTAGCCGTTCGTCTGGTTAGCTACGATAATAACGTATTTGCTGCCATACTGTGTTATCCCGACAAATTGACGTGATGGGTTACTAATAGTGCCAGCACCGGAAAGCAAAATAAAGTTGCCGGTGTCGGGACTCACCGCGTAGATCGCCCCCGTGCTGGTAAAAACCATCATCCACGGGGTAGTGTCGAGATTGAAGAAATCAAAAAACGCGACCGCACTGCCATCGGGCGGGGTGAACAGCACCGGTCCGATGCCCCACATGGTGCGCAGGTTGCGCCCGGGGCCGAGCGGCATGAACCCATCGAGCCATGCGGCCTGCTTGTCATCCACGCCGGGCCTGGTCGTCGCGGTGTTGATGCCCTCGAACGCCTCGAAGATCAGCGGATCGGCCGGACCTGCCGGAAGATACTGGGAAGGCTGATCAGCCTGTGGCTGGGGAGCTTCGATCATCAGTACCGGCCATACGGATTTATGCGGCGGCCGGGACGGGCCTGCGACGAGTAACCCAGCGTCATCTTGTCAAACTGCTGCTCGTAGAATTTCGCCGCATTGAAATTCATGATCTCCTGAAAGGCCAGTTGCGCCGCCATGTAAGGCACGGCATCGGTCCACGGCTGCGGGATCGCCTCGGGCACCGAGTTATCGAGCGACATATCGGTCGGCAGGCAGAAACAATCGAATTCCCACTGGTAGGTCTGCGACGGCAGCGGATAAGCATAGAAACTGCCGCCATTACCTTGCCCGTACTGCGAGCAGAACGACGGCACGTACTGATACAAAATCGAATACTGGCGGATCATGGATTGGTAAGTCGAGAAGTCGTACATCGGAAGCGAGTAGCGGTAGTTCGAGTAGATCACGCTCACCGACTTGATCGCATGCACCGTATCGACACCGGGCCATGTACCCAAATAGATGCTGCTGAACGGGTAGACTTCCTGTCCGGCGTTGAGCGTGTTGATCGACGAGATTGTCAGCGATGCCGTCGCCCCTGTGCCCGGACCGTTCAAGTCCGTGATCGTGATCTGCGGCTGAAAATATCCGTCGCCGCCATCCAGAATCGTGACCCCACTGACACTGTCACCGTTGAGTTCGACCGCAGCCGTGGCCTGCCGCCCTGCCGGACTCGGTAGTATGCCGCTGGGGAAATCAGGCGGGGTGATTGTTGCAACCGGATTGATATAATTATCCCCCGGCGTCAGCACCGTAGCCGACACCACCTGCCCGGAGATCGGGGTCAGGCGGCGAATGCACTGGGTGCGGCCGGCGACCTCCCGTCGGGCACGGTTGATGTAGACGAGCAAATCTTCCGGGTTGGAAAAATCCTGCTTCTGCTCGCGCAGGAAGCGCTGGGTCATTTTTAAATATTCGAACGCACTGGTGATCATTGAGCACCTGCCTTGATGCCCATCTTGGTGGCCTGCACGGGATCGCCGGCCTGGCTGTACATCCAGTTGTTGACGCTCGGATTGGACTGTTTGCGTGCCCGCTCCATGAATTCGTTGTAGTGACCCTTGTACATCTGCGCGGCGTCTGCCATGCGCGCATTGGTTTGCGCCGACAACAGCGCAAAATAAGCGGCGAAGAACGGCACCGCGTCGGTCCAGAAGTAGGGCAGTGCTTCGACGTCGGTATCCTGCGCCAATGCGATCGGATAGCAGACCGTATTGCATTGCAGCGTGTAGACGTCGTCCGGCAGCGGCGAAACATAGAAGCTGCCGCCGTTGACCGAGGTGTTGGCGACGCCGCTCGGCGCCGCGCCCTGGCCGAACTGGGACCATTCCTTCGGCGGGCCGGACTGCGGGACGGCAGTGTTGCGGTTGTACAGCGAGAACCATGGCCACGGGCGAGGCGTCATCCACAACTGCCCATTGCCAACGCCGTAGTGCAAACTGCTGACGTGAATGACGCCCTGCACGCCCGAAGCCGCTGGCGTGCCGACGTTGATCCCTGAAAAATTATAGGCTTCCTGCCCGATCACCGTTGAAATTCGGCCGCTGACCCGGATGCACTCGCCCTCGCCGGCGACCTGGCCGCGGGCAATGTTGATCCACCGCGTGAGATCCGCGTCGGTGTACAGGCTGGTTGAATTGTTCCCCGGGAGCTGGAGGAGGGACCGGGTCTGGGTAAGATAGGACGTAAGCAAGGCAAAGCACTCCTTTGCCGATCAAGCCTACGGCCCCACCGGCCGCATCACAAGCGATACTCCCGGAATCGAACGCTCGGCGTCGATCGTGTAATAGCTCTGCGACCCGTCCGCGTTTTTGCAGAGTATCTGCACGCCCTGCGACATGGCTCCCGCCTGAGCGGCCGCCATGTTGCCAAGGACATCGTTGGCGATAATGGTGACGTCGCCGACCTGAACCGCCTTCGCCGTATAGCGCGAGCCGGCGTTGATGCCTGTCACACCCTGGCTGTAAGTCTGCGCCATTTACGGTCCCGGCTGAATCACCGCGATGTCGTACCGACTGCCCATAACGGCGGTCAAGCCTGCGATCGTCGTCGGTGCCGCGCCACCCGAACTCGGGTTCAGCGGAGCAATCGTCGGCGCCGACAGGAACAGCCCGCCATCGTAGATCGTCGCCGGCGCTGCCAAGCTAACTGAAGCCGCCGTAACGGCAACCTGCGCCTGCCGAGGCAGCCACGCGAGATAGTTGGCATCTGGCCCGTTGGTGATGGTGCCCGTCACCGGCG